CCACTACCATGACCGGCGCATGAAGATAGCGGCAGGTGATGGCGTCTTGTGGTGCGCGGGCTGCGGCAAGGAGTACGCTCGCTGGCCCCTGGCTGATTTACCGCTCTACATGGGGCTGCCACCCTAATATGAACAAGAAGGGGCAGCAGTGGACGATATAACCGTCATAGAGATGGCGACAATCTGGTCGCTGTCCTTCATCTCAACTATTACTTTATTGTCAATATTTTATTATATATTATAAAAAGAATTAGTCTTTAGGGACTAATTCTTTTTACTGGATAAAGTATGAAACTAATACTTGAGGGCGAGCGGCCCATGAGTTGGAATACGCTCTATGCCGGGAAATTCTGGAGCGTTAGAAAAGAAGAGGCCGAGCGAGTTCACCTGACGGTTCTGGGCGAGTTGGAACCAGATAGCCTCTTGTACCAGAACCGGGTGGACATCATCATAACCACTTACTTTGACAAACGACCCTATGACTCCTGCAATATCCCGATGAAACTCTATATTGACGGGCTGGCAGGACGGCTGATCATTGATGATGATATTAAGTATGTTCGCTCCAGCAAGTCAATAGTTGAGATAGACCGTCAGCGCCCAAGAGTGGAAATAGATATTATTGATACCGGACAGCCTGTGTGGAAGAAGCTACCCCAAAGCGGGAAGCCATGATACTGTCTAAAGAGAACAACAATCTCTGTTGGATGGAAGCGTATCAGGAATACCGGCTTGTAAAGTTCATCGAAAAAGTTAACCATCGACGCTCCCTGGTTCTATTCCTAACAGGCCCATCATCCTTTATTCAGACGCTAGTTAAAACAAGAGATTTGCACCCTATTCCAGATTGGCTGGTGGGGTTTGAGATAACGATTATGACAAGCGGCCTATACGAACTTGGTAGAATGATTAACGGAGATAAATAGATGGGTGTCACAAAGGCGTCGTTGGCCCTGGCTTACAAAAACGCCAGAGATTATCCAGGCTTACCTGCCTGGTCAGTTTTGAAAGACCTGCTCCTGCAAAGTCTGTCGCCCCAGGAGATGTATGTTTACGACCTGATTAAAAAGAATCCTGGTACTTTCACTACTGCTATTTGTTCTGTCACCGGTATGGAACCAAATCATGTCGGGAATCTGGTAAGTAATCTGGAACGCTATGGACTTATCGAAAGAGAGGCAGCTACAGATAGGAACGGTTTGTATTACAAACTAAAGAGTGTTCGCTAGTGGATCAGCAGCAATACGAGAATATCGTCAGCAAGGTTTCCTTTTCTGCCGTTTCCCTCTACGAACTCGACCTTGTGGCGGCAATTGAAATGGCTGAGATGGTGCGGGAGATTGCGCCCTCTACTGCGCTGGAGAACCAGATGAAACTTCTTCACGCGGCGTGGGAATTACAGCTTGTTATTGCGCCGCTTATGAAGGACTATAAAGGAGAATAATATGATTATCCAGGCAATTACACTGTGGCAGCATTGGGCCTCGGCAATGGCGTTGGGCGAGAAGGGATACGAGACACGGGGCTGGGATACGGATTACCGGGGTCTCATTGCCGTTCATTCAGCCAAGACGCGCGACTATTACGACCGCCGTTTCTTTGAGCGGTTGGGCATTACCAGCATTCCCTTCGGCTGCATCTTATCCATCCACGAACTGCTGGCCGTTCATCGAGTAGAGGGTGTTCGGGATACCGTCAGTCACGGCGAACGGCTCCTGGGCGATTACACCGATGGTCGTTTTGCCTGGGAAATGCCACTGGTTTACCGCCTTCCCGTTCCTCTTCCGGCGCGGGGCTATCAGAAGTTGTGGCGCTGGGACATGCCGGAATCTATGTATAAACTTATCACAGGAGAATAACATGGACAGCTTATCATTGTGGGGCGACCGGTTCAAGATGACGGTCTTGGAGATTGTTGAAGAGTGGCTGAGGCTAGAATATGGGGAACAATATACAGCCTTTGTGTACCAGGACGAGATAGAGGCCGCTGTTCCGGTCGGCAAGAAGATAGCGGTGTCGGTTTACCTGGTTAATGAGGATACTGATGAGTGAGGGTAAGAAATACCCGCTGGCCCAGGTCAAGGCCATTGCCGATGAAATTGTTGAGAGGCTCAGTCTCCGCTGCGAGCGCATTGAGATTGCAGGTTCGCTGCGGCGCGGTAGGTCAATGATTGGCGATATTGAAATTGTGGCCCTGCCTCTGTACAACGTAACTAAAAATTTGTTCGGGGAAGTTACCGGCCGCAAGAGCATGGTTGACCTCTACCTTGACAGCAGCCCTTACGGGCCGCTGGAATTGAATGGCCCGAAGATGAAGAAGTTCCGCTATCATGACCTCTTGAATGTAGACCTGTTCTTGCCGGAATCGGCCAACCATTGGGGCTGCATCTTAACCGTCAGAACCGGGTCGGCTGATTTTAATATGTGGCTGATGAGCGTCGTCCAGCGCCGAACTAAAACCTATTTTCAGGGCGGACGCCTTCATCGTGATGGGCAGTGGCTCGACACCCCGGAAGAGGAAGATGTATTTCGGGAGCTGGACCTGCCCTTTATCCCACCTGACTATCGAGATGATAATAGGTGGCTGGAGATTGTTGGATGATTTATGAAGATAGGCTGCTGGCCGAATGTATTACCAATCCGTCCCTGGAAGGACGCAAACAGGCACGAGAGGCGCTGGGCCGATACTATTATAATGGCGTCGAAACGGCTCGCGGTGAATTAACGCACACCGTCCACGAAGCATGGTACAGAGACTACCGCCGCGATGGAACGCTCAGGCGAGAAGGCGGCAGTCGAACCACGACAACAACTTTAAGGACGTTTTGAACTATCGGGCCTACCTTCGTTCGCCAGACTGGAACAAGAAAAGGCTTGCCCGGCTGAAATATGATGGCTACCGTTGTTATGATTGCGGGCGTAAGAGACGGCTCCAGGTGCATCACGTCACCTACACGCGCCTGGGCCGTGAACGCTTGAGCGACCTTCGTTCTCTGTGTTCGCACTGCCACCGCAAGCAACATGGGCTTCTGTGGTGGCAAAGGATATTTAAGCGATGAAAAGAAAACCCCTTCTGCTCGACCTCTTCTGCGGCGCTGGCGGCGCAAGCATGGGCTACTATCGGGCCGGATTCGATGTGGTTGGTATTGACAAGAACCGCCAGAAGAACTACCCCTTCGGCTTTCTCCGGGCGGATGTAATGGAGTGGCTGCCAAGAGCAATTGAGAGTGGGGAGATTGAACGATTCGACGTTATAGCGGCATCGCCGCCGTGTCAATACTACACGGAACTTCCAGGAGACTTCCGCGATAATTACCCAGATTTAATAGGGTCTGTCAGAGAACTCCTCATCTTGTCAAACAAGCCCTACATTATCGAGAATGTGCGTGGGGCCAGAAGAAAGATGGGTCATTGGGTTATGTTGTGCGGGTGGCAGTTTGGCCTCAAAACGTACCGGCACAGATACTTTGAGACAAAGCCCCTCGTTCTCGTCCCGCCCCACCTAGTCCACCCCGAACCGTGTCCTCGGTCTGGTAGGGGTAAAAGTCCCATATATGGATTTATCTCTGTAACCGGGAACGGCGGAGCGCCCAACCTTGATATGCCCTATTTGCAATATGCAAGTACGGCAATGGATATTTCCTGGATGACCCGCGACGAACTATCACAGGCGATCCCACCCGCGTATACCCGTTTTATTGGTAAAAAGATGTTGGAGATGATATGAACTGGATTAAACGATTATTCACAAAGAAGCCGACCTGGACAGCAGACGACATCATGCCACCGACTGTCTGGCCCAAGACCAATGGGTTTAATTCACGCACCTTCTGTCTGACCTCAGAGGGACTGTATGTGACCGACGACTTCTTAGCCGACAGCGTGGAGTGGCAGATAGCGGCTCAGCCTCAGCCGGGCCAGTCGTTCTATGACTTCACCATCGACAAGGCCAGGCCCTCCACCTGCGCCCTGCTGTGGGCAACGGACGGCCTGTACTGGTCGGAGAATCTTGAGACCTGGGAACGGATAAAGGAGTTTTGATGAACTACTGGATTGAATCTAAGGTTAGCCACCTCCTCAGCCCCGTCTCCTTCGGTATGTGGGTGCTGGAAAAGATGGAGGAAGAAGAATATTTGTTCCCGGCAAATTTCGGTGATGCGTTGTATGAATATCTTCGACCGCACTTTGACCTTGCCGAGGTTGAATACGAGACCTGGGCCAATTGGCGCTTTACTTTCCACAAGGGAGTTCAAACCCTGGAGTGTCAGCTATCAAGCCTGAGTTGGCTGGGCCAGCTATGCGACCAACTACCCATCAGAGATTGGACTGGCTATGGCCTGATGTGGGCCTTGCTGGAAAGTATTCGTAGGATGCAGGATTGGGATGAGTTAGAGATTATTAGAGTGACGGAGGAAGGATGATTGGCCTACACATTATACTTGATGGAGAGGGAGCCTGGAAAGACCTATTTGATAAGCAGGTTCGGGAAGCAACCGACATCCATATCGCCGCCCTGCCCAACGGTATGGCGAGCGGTAAGCCATCGGTTGCCTTTCGCCTTGACTTGTCGGACGGTTCCGTCGCAATCGGACAAACAAGTCTAGCCCTGCTACTTACTGCGGCTGACGCTCTGCGCCTTCGATATGGCGATCCGAGGGAACAATGAACGTGACCGGATTAGAGATATTGGTCGCCATGATAGAAGAAGCAGAGAAGATACATAGAAAGCTACTCAAGCAGCGCGATTACAATGGGGCAATCCTTATGGAATTCTACTTAAAGGGTCTCAAGCAAGCCCATGAACTTCTTTCGTTAGAGCAGATTGACCAGGAGCGCCACAAGTGATGTCGCCGCACTTGGCCCAACAATGCCAAGCCAGACCAGTTTCTTGCGATGGAGCGGCGAAGTGATTCTGGTGCGCCCTGGTTGGCTGACGGTTTTGGTCTCCTTAATCTTCGGCGCAACCGCCCTGCTTTCGCTCTCGGCAAGGCTTTCGGCTAACTGGCTCATGAGAGGACGCGGCTTTGTTTTCATCGCCGCTATCTCGATAAGCTCATCTTCGGTAAGCAGGTTGTCAGAGATAATCTGTTGAAGCCGCTCTTGTTCCTGATTGGACAGGTTGTCCAGACGCAGCGAGATATTGATGCCCCGTCCCAAACGTGTGCGCCTCCGCTTTCCCGGCCCGTCCGGCCAATCGTAGTAGCCCATTCTATTGTTTGAGTGTGAAGGCTAACACCGCAATCTGGGTTCGATTCTTTAAGCCCAGCACGGCCATGATGCCGCTGATATGATTTCTGACCGCCGAATTGGTGATAAATAGCTCGCTGGCTATTTCCTTGTTGGACTTGCAGGCAGCTATGCACTCAAATATCTCTAACTGTCTCGGCGTCAAATCGTTCAGGGCGCTCATATCGAAACCTTCGCTGTCTGGCTGCCATTCTCCCACATCCAATGGTCAATGGTGCGGCCCTCGTTGTTGGTGACGTAAACCGACACCCCGTCTTTGGTGGACTGCCAGTGAACGTCAGGAAGGCCGCTCCGCTCCATCGTGATAGCGATCTCGTCGGCCTGAATCGGATGCCCTTCTTCGCTACCTGACACATTCCTGATGTGGTAAGCGTCGCACTCGTAAACATGCTCAGCCCCGTTAACTACTATCTTTACAAACATTTCTAATCTCCTTACTATTTATCTAATATCTACCAATAATCTTACATCAAAAGGAAAAACTTACCAATGAATCAAAAAGCATCCCCACTTATCCGGGCCGTTAAGATCGAGGATTGGGACGAGTATATCCGACAACGAAATGCAGAGCGGAAAACTCTCTTCCGTCTCCTCGACCCTGACCTGAGTGCCGATTGGGGCAGACCCGTATACCTTGATAAGTACGCCGAGGGGCCAACGGATGATCCAGAAGAGGCCCTGCAAACAACTCGCCCAGAACGGTGGGATAGCTTTGTGGCGGAAGTTGTGGAGAATAGCAATGAGTGAATATGATGAACTTGTATCGGAATGGGTCAACTCATACGAGATAGTCCGGTCCGAGAACGAACGACTGTCCAACGCCCTCTATCAAATTCGGGTGTGGGCCAATGCCTATCCGGTGACGGTGTTCCCCGAACCGGACTGGACGAAGGCGGCTGAGGCTCTAAGAGTAAACGGTATGACCCTGGATGCCGTCAGCGCCAGTAACATGAGACACGTACTGGATGGGGTTATGCGGATTGTTGACGAGGCGCTGGGAGAAGCGGGTTAACTTACGGGCATTATATCGTGGAGAACAGCTATGAATACCATTGCCTCCCTCATGAACATTTGTTGGATTCCCGTTAAAGATGGCGACCCGCGTGTGTCCTCAATATATAAACGACACTACTCTTGCTATCAATACAAAGACGGACGAAGAAATCAGCCCCAATACCGTAACCGCCATCTCGTTATGGGGCCGGGCGAAAAAATGGTTTTACTGTCTGCCGATTGTCGGGCCATCTTTGGGTGGAGAAAGTTCAAAGACGATAGTGGGCAGATTGGCGTTAACTGTGCCTTTTTCCGAAATGAGAACGCATTCAATGGAGATGTCTTTAGTAGCGTCCTGATTCTCTTGGCCGAAAGATTGGCCTGGCGTAGGTGGCCCGGAGAACGCCTCTATACCTACGTCGATGGCGAAATCACAAAGAAACGACGAAGTAAGCGGAATACACCCGGCGCTTGCTTTGTCCATGCCGGTTGGACGCCCCTGGACTACACCACCCAAAGCGGGCTGCATGTGTTGGAAAAGTGGCCCATGTGATAGTCCTGGCCGATTTCTTGGGGCTTGCCGTTTTTGGGGTTATTTCTGCGGGTTAAGAAGTTGGAGGAAAACAAATAAACGAAAATATCATAACCGACTATATCAGACCAACTCATAAAACAGCATCCGACCTGATCCGCCGGGCGCAAATCCTGGCAATGCTGAACGGCCTGAATGGAACAAACACCCTGACCTATCACATTTACCATAACGAATTAGCCGACATCCCGCCCGGCAAGAAGGTGACTGTTACCTTTCTCCTGGAAGATGATGACGGACTATTCTCTTAAAACCTTCCATCATTCTCTCTACATCCTTCCGGTGGAAATCGGCTATTGACCGATAGAGATAGTCCCGAACGCCGCCCTCGTCTTGCATCCCGTCTATCAATAATTCCCCCTCGCCGTCCAGTACCGCAATGAGATAGGGAATCCTAATTGTCAGATGTGGAAACGGTGCGGTCATGCTCGATGGGTGCATGTGTCCACCCACTGTCGAAATAAGCCCGTATCCTTCATACGGCAAATGAATCTTTATGTTGTAGTCTGGAAACTCATCTTCTGAGATATGGCTGAGAATTGGATTGGCTGCCACAATTATGTTGTCGCCATCTCTACAGGCCCATATGTCCTTGCCCCTGTCGTAGGGAATGCCGATGTTAGCAAGACGGAAATTAAGCTCCTCCTCCCACTCAAGTAAAATGTCCGATAACGGCTCGCTCGCCTCAAAGGAAATATTCATGCCCACCATTATAACATGGGAGCGCAATGTGAAAAGCGTGTGCTAATGTACGGTTAATGATTGTCGGGGGAATCGGCTGAAATTGGCTGCGCGATTCTTAGGGGTTAAACACCATAGACAACCATTTGCCCCCATTGCAGCACGTGGTAATTGTCGTTGCCGCCGTAGGTTAATGGTTGTCTGGGGAATCGGGCATTTTTCACGGCGCGATTTTTAGGGGGATGATGCTACCCACCTTCTCGCCCATTCCCAGAATGGGACCCTATCCCGCCGATTTTCCCGCCAACCATTTACCCAGCCGATGTAACAGCCATTGCCGCCAATCGCCACCTGGCCGATGCTTTCGCCAATGTGCCGACAATGGGAAGGGAAGCCGGACGGCCGACACGCTCGCCATTTGCAGATGCACGGCCAGGGAAGCCACCTAGCAAGCGAATAGCACCCTACTATATGATGGTGGGAGTTTGCTATCAAAATTAGGCAAGGTGGGCCATATAGCGGGCAAATGTGGACGACACGAGGGAAGGGTTGGCATAGGGGGGCATGGGGTGAAGGGGTGAAGGGTGGGGATAATCCCCCACTCTAACCCTCTGTCCTTACCATTCCCCCTTTCTACCCCTCTTGGCAATCCCCCTCTCTAACCCCTCACCCTGTCCCTTGCTCCATTTTACCCCTCTTGGCAATCTCCATACCCTCACTCGCTCCACCCCGCTTGGCACGTACTCCCCTATATGGCAGCCGCCCATAGAACGCCTGTGCTATCCCATATATAGTCCATTGTGGTCATTTGCTGCCCATGTTCCCATATGTGGATTGAATATGAGTACAACATTAGAACGGGTTAATTTTAGATAGAAACTTTGTTCTCATGACATTTTGGGCTTGACTGGTATATGTGGGGGTGAATGGTTGGTTGTTGGTTGGTTTATGGCTATATGTGGGGGTTGGAGGGGTTGATTTTATCTTGACTGGCTATGAGATAATAAAGCCATAGATTTTACTCATACGCGCGTAAGAACCGCAAAGGGAACAAACAACCATGACAATTAGATTTTTAGGGTATCAATTAAACATCAGCAAATGTCCGGCTGATTGCGCTGAATTCACAATCGAAATCGACAACAGCCAGCGAGAGCGACAAGTTGCCGACATAGAGGACAGCGAATTTTTCCAGCGCTTGCTGGCACGTAAGGCGGAGTTAAAAGGTCTGTAATCTGCCTACTGCCCATAATCACCTGATTATAGGCAGTGGATAGACTTACAGTCTATATAGGAATTTTGAGAAGATATGAAACACGAACTAACAAAGAAAGTAAAAAGAATAGCGCACAATCGACGCAAGCCGGGCAAAGCGGCTGTTGCTATCGTATCCGATAATAGCCAACACCTACGCAAGCCGCGTACGGGCAAGACTGCCCCTATTGCCTTTGAACAGTCGCCGATCTGGAATATCGAAAAAGATTGCGATATTGCCCCAATTGGCGAGGGTGCGACGGCCGTGAGTAAGCTACTCAAGCTGCTTGAATTGAAGGACTATCAACAGCCGCTTGGTATGAGCAAGCGTACCAGCAAGGGGATTATCGAATTAGACAACCTCTCTAAGCCCACGTTCACGCCCATAGAAAATGAATTAGGTAATTCACCTGACCTTGCTTTGATTGAAGGCAAACTACAATCGACTGAACGCATGTCGAATAAATTCTGGAATCGGGAATTTTTATCAGATAAGGATAGCAACCAATGAATAACGACGATATGGATATTATTAGAGCGGCCGGCCGCCGCAATGCCAAGATAGAACAACAAAAGTTTTATCAGGCAGTACAAAATTATTGCGAAAATCGTGACCAATTAGACGTTGTTGATGCTTTAGACAATGATAATTTAGCTGAATACCTGTATCTGTCCATTACAACAGAATAACACAGCTTTATTCCTGTCTAATGTGCCTATAGAATCACGCTATAGGCACATTGGAGAGACTGTAAAGCGTCTCTGGCACATTTACAATTTATCCTTTGAACTCTTGAAGATTTAACCCGCTAGTGGAGTAGACTGCGCAGCATTTAGCTCTAGCTGGCTAGTCGCTGGTAAAGATAGCTGGCTTATGGCTGTATGTGCGTGCGGGGATTGTCGAGACAGCGTTCAGGGGATAATACATTAGGTTAGAAACGCTTTCGGCCGTTTGCCTGTTCCAATCGTACCAGCGAACGGAACAGGAACCCCAAACAGCCACCTAAAGCAAAATCTTTCCAGCAATCAGGCTAAATTACTGCCAGGCGCGATCAAGGCTTACGTCATGATTCTAGCAGGAAAAGCCACCAACGAACAGCAAGCCACCATACCGGAAGGTAAGCGACTCGCCCAAACTCTATAAGCCAATAGAGAGAAGCCAGCCGCAAGCCAGAGTACGGACACCGTGAGAACCATGGCTAGGTGCTTTCATTGCGATTGCAACCATTAGAACGGCCGGGAGAGCTTAGCATCTTTTCCCGGCCGTTCTAATCCAACGCTAGAACGCCCGTTCTATAGTACTCTGGTACTATTTGCTTTGGTGGGATTATGACCCGCCAAAAATTTGCCGCGTCCCAGGCCCAAAACCGTCTATAAGGCGATTTCGGGCAGACTGAGCAAAATATTTTCCCCGCGCTCACTTTTCCATCCCGAAAGTGACTCGCCGAAGGAGGAGGAATTTACACCCCCCCCCCTTCGGCGGAGCATTTCCGCGTCCCAGGCCGGATTAGGCCAAATTAACCGAAAGGAGAATAAACATGTCACATAAAGTAACCGTATCCGAATTGCAAGCACAGCTTGCAGAACAGCGCAAGCAGATTGATGAGTTACGCTTGCAGGTATCCGCCCCCAAGAAGGCTCGCGCCAAGAAAAGTCAGTGGTTCCGGGTAGTTAATGCCAAATCACCCCTGCGCGTTATCGGCGTCGCAGCTTCCGCCCTCGGCATGGACTTTGTCCAGCGGGTCAACGACCTGCCCATAGGCGAGTCCCTGGCCGTACCAACGGCCGACGCCGCCAAACTCTTGAACAAGAGTTTCCCGCAGTCCGGTTTCCGGGGCGAGTGGGACGCAGCCACCCGCACCATGACCTACACCCACATTGGCAGTAAATCCGGCAAAACGCCCGCTAACGGCGCAATTATTGCCGTCACTGTTCCCGTCAAGGGAGCGCGTACCGTTACCCGCCTTGCTTAGTAATCTTATCGTTTCACTCGCCCCGGACTCTCCGGGGCCAAAAACCCCCAAAGGAGTAAATAAACATCATGGAAGAACTAATCGGCACTATCGCATTAACTATTCTGGGCGCGGCCGTCCTCGTCATTCTGGCCCTCGTCTTTGACATCATCACAATGGAACAAATCAATCACGCCCTCGACTTTCTGAGTGCAATTTAACGATTAAAGGGGAGCCAATACGCCCTATCCGGGAACCGCACCTACATGTAGGTCAACGGGGATGAAAGAGGGGTTCGAGTCCCCTCATGGGCACATATCCCTGCGGCCTGCCCCGAAGTTTATTCGGGGAGCGTCCCAGGGAATAAACTATCAGCAAGGAGAATAGACATGAGCGATAAAGAATTAGCCGAATTACTGGACGAGTTGGACATAGACCTGGGTGACGACGATAAGAGTTACGAGGGCTTTGAGCGTTATGGGGTGAATCCGCCCGATAACGCCTATCCCTTTCCCTGGGGATAGTCTGACCGGTTACTTAGCCCGCCGTGTAGCGGCAGCGCAATCGCTGGGACAGCCCCACCGCCTGACCGTCTGGTTAGATGAGTGGCGCATTAAAAACCCCCGTCCCAGGGGGGGAACCAATGTAAAATGAGTGTAATTTCAGACAGTCGGAGAGACGACAAAGGAGAAAATGTGTTAGTTTTTATTGACGCCCCCAGCTTCGAGGTAGATGCCGAAGGAATAGCCGCGATGAGACTGCGGGAACAAGCCTTTCGAGAGTTCCTGGAGGGGCTGGCCGATGAACTTAACAGCAGTTTAGATGGCTTTCAAGTTCGCCTGACCCATCTCGATACCGACGATTATCTTGAGTTTGTTCCCGTAGAGTAATCTCCCCTTCCAGCCGCGCCCGGCACTCAGAGTGCTTGGGAAAAGCGCCGCAGCGACAGGCTTACAAGAGTAAGCGCGACGGCCGGGAAAGAATCGCCTCAGCGATGCCTACATTTAGTAGGCTGTAAATTAGACGGCCCGGCGGTTCCGGGATATGGAGAAAGTGAAATGTCAACAAAAGCCTTTTTGAATACATGTAAGAAAATTGCGCCCGCTCTGGAAAAAGCCGGGCGGAGTGACTTGGCGGAAAAGTTCCGCCGGGTTACGGCCGAAACCACCAACCTGGACATCTTTGGTGGAGCAGGCCACGCCAAAGATGTCGCACTTGCCCGCGCTGCCATTCGGGGGTTAAAGTCGGACAGTCCGGGGGAACTCTCCCTGGCGATTGATAGAGCCACTGTCCTCGTGATGCCGTACGGAGGCGGCGGGTCGGAGCGGTACATCCGCCATGTTCGGGCGATTCGCCCCGCATAGTCGATAGATTCCCCGCCCTGGGTACGGCCGAAAACTGCCCTCAGATTATCAATTGTTAAAGTACCAGCCCGGCCCCCCAAAAAAATCTTCACGCCGCGTGAAGATTAGCGGCGTATAATACCCCTACAAATAGGCCGAAAGGCAAAGGAGAAAACCAATGAGCGAGATTAAGTGGAGCGGCCCTGGTTGGTACGCCGCCGAGCGCGGTGGGTGTGTCAGCCGCATTGCCCGTCACCTGGGCCAAAATGGGCTGGCTGCCGTGCAAGGCATCGCCCGCGCCTACGGTATGAGCGATGTTAGATGGCTGGAGAGTGAGCGATGAACTACACGATTGATTTTATTCCCAATCACGAGGGCGCTACCAGAGGTACGCTCTGTATCCGTGATGATTGGCCCATGACCGACCGGCCCGTCATTCTACGCCTCTGGTCACGCATCAGCAGCAACGCTCGTCTTTCCGAGGTGGAAACCTGGATCGGGCAGCCGGTACAACGGGTTGGCCCCGGACTGTATGAGTGGTATGGGGGCATGAGACCGCTGCGGTTCCGATTGGAGCATGGCGGCGAGACCATCGCCTTCAAGACCCAGGAGATTGAAGTACCTCCGCCAAAAACCAGAGTAGAGACCCGTTGGGCTTACGGCGGCTATTGGGAGAAGTATCTCAAGAGCAAGGGCTGGGTGAAGGCATGAGCCAACAATGTTGTGTTGTGATTACGGGCCGTTTGATAACTATGTCTCGGCCCACGATTTAACTAACCATATCGAACTGGTTGGGTTGGGTGAGTCATCCCTGCTTAATAAGTGCTGGCAGGAGCAAGGGCCTGAACCAACCGTGTCCGATTTTCCAGAGACTTTGCAAGTCGATATTCGATGGTTTAGAGGGAAGCCAGGAGAAACAAAGTGAACAACGTTAAGAAATTACAGGCGGGCGGTTTCCGCCTCTCGTACAACTATTGCCGCATCTGCGGGCGAACGCCCCAGACAAATCTAGATGAGGCCAACTATGCGCCGGTGCGATTCTGGGACCCGGACGATGGGTTTGTGATCGGAACCCTTTGCCGCTGGTGTATCGAGGCGTCGGGCGATGCTCAGCCCCACCCCGACGACTACGCTCACGAAGATACCAACGGCGTGTGTGACGCCGAAGATACGGACGAGGATGCAACGGAGGCGCTGTATGGATACTAAGTTCATTATCAGGAGTATATCCAGGAGAGAGTTGGCCGAACTAATGGATTACTCTGAGGAGCAGGTTCTATCCCTAAGTGACGAGAACATGACTTATATCGCCGAGTGTATGGAAGATTTCCAACGCTTTGATTATTTATATGCGCTTGGTCGCATCACCGATAGAGTGATTGAGGAGAATAAGCGGAAAGACCGTACCCGTAATGAGATAGTGGCGGAGTTAGCGGCCCAAGCAAGCGGCAACACGGCCAGGGCCGTCATTGCTGAGGCGCTTCGCATTGGATACCTGGGAAGCAAAACATCCTTTGCCCTGGAAGAACGGCTTCGGCACTGCCGGAGCATTCCTGAATTTATTGACGAAGTTGCCGCCGTATGGGACGGCAACGATTATTTAGCTGGAGCGCGGAAAGCGGCGCACCTGCTGGTACATGGAGAACGGACGTGAACAAACTTGTATCTGTTGATGATGAACTATATCTGGTTCAGACCGTCGATGAGTCCACACTGGCCTGGTTTAGTAAGTTAGACAGCGGCTCAGTAGGTAAGCCATTTTTCTATGACCGTAAGTTGAGCGGCATTGTCCTGGTGAATGCCTACAGCAATCTTATCCCCGTTACAACGGACGGTCCCGTGTCCCGTGACGAGCATTTTGCCCGCATCAACACCTACCCGTCTCGGCCCGTTGTAGGCGAACGGTGGGAGATAGGCGAAGAGGATTACTTCTATTTCCTGGAAGTATTGCCACCCATGCGCTGGCGGCGTATTCCGGGCGGCTCTTCGTTCTGCATGAGCGAGTTTCAGGTGGGCAATATCACCAGTCAGTACAGCGAAGAGAATGGCCGCTACTTCCACGAGTTTGTGGAGTTGGATAGTGGGGCGAAGGGTAAGTGGGAGGTGGAATATTATGGATAGCGGATTACTCCAAGTCGGTAGCGAGTTAGAGTGTTCCGTCACCCTCTTTGACCACAGCAAGAAAGCAACGGAGGAATACACCTGCACCCTGGCTGGTAAGGTCGCCTCTTTCGATGTGTATGAGGGTCGGCAAGTAGTCCTGGTGGAAGGGACGGCCGCTTCCAGACTTGGCCCTGTTCCCTTGCACGGGTGGTATTACGTGGATGATATAAACAGGGATGAGAACAAACCTGTTCACCAATTGAGTTTATTTTAAGGAGAATAGTCAATGAATAGAGTGACGGAAGTGGCATGGGATTTGGATGACCCAAAAGTTCGTGAAGATTTGCGGTTGTTTCCCCTTGCCGTTGAATCTGGATGGGAGGCCCGTACAAACGGGCCTGTTATAAATGGATTACCGCACAGTCCGATCAAGTACGTGCGTGGAACCACGACGCTTTGGAACTCAAGCGTACTGCACTGGCCGACCGGAAAGTATAGTTACCAGTGGACGGCAGGCGATATAGTGGGCGGTCGGTATGACCATCGCAACTATCGCCACTACATTTCCCTTGAAGAAGCATTAGAGCAGGAGGGCAAGCATGAAATACCTGAATGATTACATTGACGACCAGATGAGCGAGATTTGGGCCAGGCACGGCGCGTTCTTTGCCTTCTCGGACAAGCAGTTCTTTGAGAAAGCCAAAGAGGAGCATCGCCCCTACATCAACCTGGGCATGGGTCTGATTTGCCCCCAGGAAATGGCAGTGCAGATGGTGGCCGAAATAGACACTGTGATTGAGGCCGGTATCGCCCAGGACATTGCCGAGAATGGCCTGGAAGCCATTATCCGACGCGAGTTAGACAACCACGAATGCTATTACTCCGGTGATGTAAAGCCGGTCGTTGAGAAGCTACGTGAATATCCCGGCATAGAAAGCGAGATGATCTATGCGGTCTATCGGAAGGGAGGCGGGGCATGATACCTGGAACTGCAATCGTTATCGTTGTTGGCCTCATCCTCATCATCGGATGCGGCATAGCCATAATCTTATTACTGTAAGGAGAAAAATATGAACACCGTAACAATTAACCTGACAAAAGAAGAAGCCTTGCTGGTCAAGTGGGTGATGAAGGCGGCATCAACAGACGACAGCCGCCCGACACTGTGCTACATGAATGTCGAGGACGACTACCTGGTGGCGACCAACGGCTTTGTCCTCTCGGCCGTACCAACGCCGGTGTCACTGCGTCCCCACATCGGCAAACATATGCGTCCGATTAAAGCGCCCGGCGCGGGCCTAAATCTCTTCGAGGTGGACGAGGATGGCAGCTATCCCAACTGGCGAGCTATGATGCCGGACGAGGCTGTTGCGGCCGACCGGATTGTATCGGGCCGTGAATTGGCCCGCCTCTTACCCCTGAACGGCATGGGCAGCGGCTATATGTCCATCCGCTATCACGATAACGAGGGCGCTCCCATCACCATCTCTGCTCCACACGGCTTCTCGGTAATTATGCCGGTCAGCACGGGCAAAGGCTATAAAGACGAGTGGCAGACCCCGCCAGGAGAAAACAACAATGAATAAGTATCAGGAGAGAAGGGCTGATGTTCTGTCTGTGGCACGGGAGGTGTTTGGTGGCTACGGTTGAACGGGTAGACCTGCTTACGACGCTTGAGATAATAGCCTTTGGGCTGCGAACGGGTTGGTATGCTGGGCTGTACCGCTTTGATATGTCGTACTGGCGGGAAGAGGATGAGGACGGCGGCTGGATTGGCGGGCTGGCAGCCTGGTACGATTGGTGTTTCCCCAATCGATTGTCCCTAACCTGGACGCTGCCCAACGATAACTTTATTAATCTGGCCGAACATTTCCTCCTCACCTTTGAGGAGGCGGTCTATATCTTCAACTACTACCCGGCAGATGACATTGCCTCTGTTATGGGCAGAGTGAAGGAGGTATTCAAATGAGTAAATGATTAAGGCATGGGGATTTATCGTTGCAAAATTTTGATGTACCCCCCATATTACCATATGGATACTTATAAATATATGTCCCTTAAAGACATATATTTATAAGTATCAACTGTTTTAACATTGTTAATATATATAATATCGCGCGTGTGCGTGGGAGAACAAAATGAGTGCTTATGTGTCAACAGAAAATGGACGGCTGTCGAACGGCCTTGTTAGACGAGACCTGGAAAAGGATGGTCGGGTTATTATGGTCGGCACTCCGATTGAAACCGGTAAGTATGTCAGAGAAGTTATGCAGCCCGGAGATACCTTCCAGGAGGTGGCCCGTGAAATACGTAGTTAAGGAACGGGGGTACTTTCCCGGTAAGGCACTCTTTGCCAGAACCGAGTTGTGGATAGATGGAAAGTTGGAGATGATGGCCTCTTCTCTGTTCGTGGACGAATACCCGCGAGCCAATATGGAGTCGGGCGACACCTGTTACTTCTCTGGCGAAGCACACGCCACCAGCTATGAGGAGATGCAGATTCAGTGGGCCAAGTCAGACGCTTTTATGCGGGGAGACTATTGATGTATGCCGAACTCGATGCCCTCTTCACTCCGCGTGAACTTTCTGACATCGCTGAGCGGGAAGCCTGTCACCTGCTGCGCCTCCAACACGAAGCCGCACTATACCGCCTAGACATCTGCCACTCGCTGCTGGATGAGGCCGGGATAGAAACTGGCCCCGACATCACACAGCGGGTAGCAACGTTGGTGGGCCGCTACCTGGCGGCCCTCTAAACAGGCTAGAATTAAGCCGTAGTAAGCCGTACAGTCGGAACGCTTGCATTATGCGAGAAAATAACCAAACGCCCCACAGCGGGCAAATTTAGTGAAGAAGAAAAGTTACAGCAAATTCCCGCACTTGTATGCGACGAGTTATCTGATACTGACCTCAATAATGCTGTTATAGGAGAATAACAATGAACACCGATGATCTTATGGAAAAGGCAAGGCAGTACATAATGGGAAGCAGGGGGGTAGGATACTATCCTGACCGGGCGCAGATTTTCGCCCTACTTGCCATTGCCAACGAACTCAAGCGAGCCAACGACATAGAGACGGCCTTATTTGAGTACAAGAACAATCACAAACTCCCAACTAAAAGGTACTAACAATGTTAACCATAGAGAGAACAAACAAGGGCTTACTGGTAGCCAACGGCCAGCCCTTAGCCTTCTTCGATACCGAGGAAGAGGCGGAGGCGGCGCTGCTCTGGCGGGGAACGTTGGTGCAGGCTGCGGCCCATCGCGTCTATCTGATTCACAGCGATAAGAAGATAGGTCGGGAGCAGACCGATACCGAGCGGGAGGAGAATGGTCACGGCCCAAGAGTGAGGCGATACGATGGCCCCCACGCTTCTCACTACGTCGGGTATACAACTGGCGATGTGGACGGGCGGCTGGAGAAGCATCTCAGAGGCTATGGCTGCCCCTACACCCGTCTCTTGTTGCAGGGCGGCGGCTACCTGGTGCGGGTCTGGTTTGCCGGATACCTGTTCGAGAATTACTTGAAGAATAGTTACAAGAAAACGCCCAACCTCTGCCCGGTCTGTAATCCGGCAGCGGCGGGCTATTTACCCTACCCAGGAGAGATATTAGCATGAAAATTGAATTGAGTGGCATTGAGTTTGTTCGTTCCCCGGTTCGGGATGCTTTGTTCGATCCATTCTTCGGCGGTTGGTACGACCTCGTTGAACCTGTGCCGTGCGTGATTAAGGGCGAGTTAGATGTGGGAGGCCGGTCGTTTCTCAATCAGCCAGCCCAGATTGTAGGGGTTGGTGAGCAGGATGTAATGATTGAGGTGGAATTCGGGATGGAGCGGCCCTGGTTTGGCCCTGGCCGTTATCTCTATGCCGATATGCAGGATTTAACTCTGGAGGCAGACAATGACTAACCACACCCCCGGAAACTGGTATGAGTTTATTGATAAGGTGGGTGATGTCTATGTCTTGGCCGGTGATGCCAAGCCGGGCGAACACCACGCCTATTACATCGGTAACATGGAAGATACCTGCGGCGAGTGTCACGCCAACGCCGACCTCATGGCGGCCGGGCCTGATTTGCTGGAGGCTTGTGCAGCATTTATAGAGGCGTGGGAGAAGTCCCTGCAATTAGAAAAGACTGATGTGGCCCTGCGTTTAGCTCGCGCCGCTATTGCTAAAGCAAAAGGAGAAACAGATGATTAGTAAAACCTTCACACCGCGTGAAAAAGGAGACATATGATGTTTAAGAAAACAGGTGAAATTATTAGAGATGTAATGGGAGTTTACGAGCGCGTTGAACCGGTTCCGTGTCGGTTCATATACAGAGATGCCAGATACAGCAAAATTATTGGTCAGATGGTCAACATCATATCCGTTGGCAAGCGCGACCAAGTAGTTCTGGATATTGGCGGCGACAAGTCGGGTTGGGCGGACGAGAACTTTGGCCCCAACTACTATCTGTACGCCCTGAACAACGGCAACTGGTTTGAATTGATGGAGGAGGAAAATGTTTAGGAAAACGGGAAAGAAAGTTGTGGATGGGAGGAACGTATTCGAGATGGTCGAGCCGGTAAGCTGTGTTATTACCGGAAAAATCGACACCCTTTCTAATAGTAGTGTAGGAACGCGAGCCACCGTCATTGCAGTCAGGAACGATTTTCATCTCGTCATCGAAACTGTGTTCGGCTGGGATGATGACAATTTCGGCCCCAACAAGTATCTCTACGCCACGACAGACAAGGTAGAAATAGAGTGGCCGGAGCCGGAAACGTTCAACGGCTACTCCGAAGCCTTTGCTATCGGGCAGGCCATGAGAACCTATGGCGGTTCATTCGTCAGCCACCTGGGTCAGGCTCTGCAATATGCCGACAGCGAGAACCAGGCCAAAATCAGGACAACGTGGCCGGAGTACTGGCAGCGGTATCTTGAGATGGCTCGCAAGATGGAGATGTTTCAGGAGGCATCAAAGTAATGGACAAGAAACATTGTATCGGTTGCAGGGATGATTACTACAATCACGACAACCGCTCTACTACAGGCGAGTGTTGGCGACTAAGGGATGCCAGACTCGTTACTAAATATGCCATCGGTTGGTGGACGCCGATGGATGACGCCGATAACTTTACAAAAATACAGAAGCCCTCTTGTTACCATCAGCCTGGAACGATGGCTTACTTGGACGAGATGCCGGGGCATTTACAATGAAACTCCGAACCGGTAACATGTGGTCGGCGTATGACGAGGCCGACCTCTTCCTCATTACAACCAACTCCACCATCGCCAACGGACGGCTGGTGATGGGGGCTGGGATAGCGCGAGAGGCGCGGGACAGATTTCCCGGCCTAGACAAGGCGATGGCCGACATCCTCATGCCCTGGTGCGGACACCTGGGAAGCTATTACCTGCTCATCTCAAGGGAGTGGCCCGCCAGGAAGTTAGGCGGTTTCCAGACCAAGACCAACTGCCAGCTACCGGCCAACATCACGCTCATCCGAAACGCCACCAGAGGGCTGTTGTGGTGGGCCACCTATCACCCGGACAAGCAGGTGCATCTCAATTTCCCCGGCATAGGCAGCGGTGGCCTGTCCTCCCACGTTGTCATGCCCTATATCACACAACTGCCGGACAATGTGACTATCTGGCAGAAGGAGAACTGATGAACAAATACCTGGCTGTCCTGGAAATATTAAACCATCCTGCCGGATATTATCTCGTCGAGAACGCGGCTGACGAGAAGGACGCAGTAGAGCAAGCGTGGAAGGTGATTGATAGAGAAGCGTACCTGCTGCCTGGGCGGGATTGGGACGAGCGTTGGAGTGCAACATGGCAAGTAACCGCCCACCCCATGTATCAGCACAGTGTAGCGGGTGTGAGTAGTGATTTGAAGGAGTGGGAATATGAGCAAGAAACTTAACAGAGAGACGAATAAGAACTTAACCTTCGACCGATGGATGAAGCGTGTCGAGACTTATGCTGGAGAGGCGAGTGGTAAACCGCTCAGACGCTTCCATATTTACAATGATGTCGGTTACAGAAACGCATACAAGAAGGGACAGCGGGCCTACGATGTTGCCTTGAAAGCCTGCGGCCAGTGACTTAAAGGAGTTTGAATATGAACAAGGGTGAAACTTATTTCATTGTGGAATTGCAAGGGTTGTTCTATCCGAGAGGTTTCCAATTACACGAAGATGAACTATCCAATTTCCATCTGTTTGACCACAAGAAATTATATTGGGACGAGCAGTTGGAAATGCAAATAGTAGATGACGACTACGCCGTTGGAATAGACTTATACCCTAAAGGAAACTCCATCCAGGATGGGCATGTCAACAGCCTTGACCGTGAGATGCACCAGGCTGGCCTGGACTCTGTTAGGGACATTGAAGAGATGGAGCGGCCCCTGTTTGATATTATGTATAAGCGGCGGGCTGAGTTGGAGTGCGATACTTTTAACGCCCGCGTTAAAGGGAAGTTCGGCCCTGCTTTCACGCCCTATCTCAGCGTGCTGATGATTTGGAGTTACCACTGGAGCGAAGATTCCTGGGGAGAACTTGACACCTGGTTTGAATATCACGACCTGTTGACCAACAAAGTGATTGACATGCTCGGAAGGATGAGACTGCACAAATGAAGAAACACTTTAATTACGAGACGTGGCTGGAGCAGGTAGAGGCGCTACTGGAGGAGATTTACGAACTCGACGACATGGATTCAGTAGACTTCTATGCCTATTATACCACTGACTACGACGCTGCTGTGGCGGCGGGGCAGATTTACCAGGAAGCGATGAGAAAAAGAGAGGATGACGATGCCCGAAATAAGATTTGAAAGTCGAGGGATGGTGGTGGATACCGGCTACAACGAAGCCTATCAGACATGGTTCAAGCGTTCCATCCCACCCAAAGATAGAGATTGGAACGGCAAGCCCAGCTACGCAGGCCAACCCTGGTTTTCTCGCTCTTGCTGGACGGTAAACGCGAAACATTTCCAGCTTATCCGCGCTAAACTAAATGAGATATATGGCTACTGCGACGTGGTTGGAAGCCCAGCGCAAGCAAGGCAAAACGAAACCGTCACCTTCGTCCTGGATTACATCGGCAATCTCAAAGAGAAAGAGGCGGGCCAGCCGCTCTCCTTTGCCGTGCGAGACGGAAACCGGGAAGATTGGAACGTTATCTTTCCCCAGGATGTTCTGGAGAAGTGGTTTGGATTTACCCTGTCGTCCCCGGTTCTGGCAGGCAGCTATTACACCGTCCTGTCTATCGCTCAGGGTGCGGCTGGCAGCGACATCAAGCGAGCCTACCGGCAGGCGGCGCGGACATATCATCCTGACTACAACAAAGACTCAGACGCCAATCAGCAATTCATCAAGGTACAGGAAGCTTACGAAACACTATCCAATCCCCTGCTTCGCAAGAAGTACGATGCGGCCCTGTCCTGGAAGGAAGAGGCGGGTATCAAGGAGGATAAAGAGTACGGCGTCTTATGGCGGCCGCCCGTTCGATGTGGTCTGATGAAAGCCAAGATAGAACATGCAGCCGGTCGGTGGATCATTAACGAAGTATTAGCGTGGCAGGATCAGGTCAACGTATCTGGCTACGTTCGAGTAACATATTGGGACATTCATGCTGGAGGTGACTTCGGCACATGGGCTGAGAAGTGGCAGCCATAGTAAAGGAGAATGAAATGAACTGGGAATCAACCCGACAAAGACTTATTGAATGTGGCATTGACAACCTACCAGAAGAGTGGGAGCAGCGAATTGACCTGAGCGAGGCTAACCTGAGAAGGGCTAACCTGAGAGGGGCTGACCTGAGCGAGGCTTACCTGAGAGGGGCTAACCTGAGAGGGGCTTACCTGAGAAGGGCTAACCTGAGAGGGGCTTACCTGAGCGAGGCTAACCTGAGAAGGGCTGACCTGAGCGAGGCTAACCTGAGAAGGGCTTACCTGCCAACATCTATTAAGGTCAAGAACCTGGATGCCCGCATCCTGGAAATCCTTGAAAGTGGAGAGGGCCAAATAGATATGTCAAGTTGGCACACTTGCGAAACAACCCATTGCCGTGCGGGGTGGGCAATTATGCTGGCCGGGGAAGCTGGGCGAGTCTTAGAGGATATTTACGGCCCCTCGGCTGCCGGGGCAATTATTTACGCCAGTAGTTATCCCGATCTGCCTATCCCCGATTTTGTTGCGAGCGACGAGGATGCACTGGCCGATATGAGAGAACGGGCGGCTCTCGACCAATAACCACAAGGAGAACGAATATGAGGAAGTCACGCGCCTTAACCAGAACCAACTACACCGTCGCCGAGGGCAGCATAAAAGATGTGGCCCAACGTGAAAACATTTCAATCGAGCAGGCATTTATGAATGCCGAGTACATCGCTCTGGTTGACGTGTCGGGCAGCATGACTGCTACCGACAGCCGGGGCGGGCAGTCGCGGCATGATGTGGCTGAGGAGGAGTTAAAGAAACTTCAAGCCAAGTATCCAGGCAAGCTGGCCTTAGTCTGCTTTTCATCTGAGACGAAGTTCGTTCCGTCTGGAATACCAGATAGAATGAACGGCGGAACCAATCTACTGCGCGGCCTAGAAACCATTCAGGCCGTTGACGGCGCGGTCAAACTATTCTTCGTAATATGCGACGGCCAGCCAGATTGGGGACAGGAGGATGAATGTATGGCTCTGGCCCGTCACTTCACAACGCCCGTCAACAGCATCTTCGTTGGCCCCGAAACCGACAGTGATGCCATGTCCTTCATGCGCCGGTTGGCCGAAGCGGGGAATGGGCAGAACGTTAATGCCAGCGAGATTGGGAAGCTAGCTGAACCATTTGAGATAATATTGCTAGAAGCGGGAGAAAAATAATATGGCAGACAAAGAGTATAACAAGCTAGAAGTGCCAGCGACATTCAATCCGGCCCAACCCAAGTTCATCCAGGTTAAATTCAAATTTGATATGCCAAAGGAATTTGATAAGGGAACCTACACATCCTATCTCTACGGTGTGGAGGATGAGAACAACCAGGATGCCAGTCTGTGGGCCTACTCCGGTCTAAAGAATGCGTTGGAGCATCTGGTCGGAATAGACGATGACGAGAACGGCGTACCAAAGACAGCCTATCGGGTTACACAGGGAACCATTGCCAAGTTGATGTGTTTCCAAACCGATCCCAATGACACCAAGTCACGCCGTTACAGCGCCATCCACATTGCTGGGCCGTACAAAGAAACTTACTCAGCCCAACCAGCCGCCAGTAATGGCGCTGCGCCAGCCCCCCAACAAAGTAAAGGAGAACAACAACCCATGATTGATAAACAAGCGGCAAGAGATAGTAAGTTCTATAAGCCTATGACGGATGCCCAAATGCTTGTTGCTACCGGGCTTATTAACGACCGAGGCAACACCTTGTTGGTTGCCTGGCGTTTTATAACGACCAACTTTCCCGATCTAGCACAGGAGAATCAGCGGGCAATGGCAATTCACCTGAACATGGAAGTAGCGACCAACCTCTGGCGTTACGATGGGCCGTATGAGGAGCCGGAACCCGATCCAACCAAAGCTCTGGCAACCGACCCGATATACCAACGGCTTGAGAAGGTGACAAAGATGCCGGAACTATCCGCCCGTATCCAGGAATACTTTACCATCCTGGTTGAGGAGACTTCATCTGAAAACGAGTTCTCCGTCAAAGGCGCTTTCAAGAAGATGGGCATTAACACCATCCCCAACAAAGCTCTCTTTGCCCCTAGTATGTATGCCGATTTCAAGAAGCTGGAACGTTACCGACAGTATCGTGACCAGGGCTTTGAACCCGATGCTGCGGCCGAAGCGGTTGTTGCTGAGAGTGAAACCGCGTGACCAACGACCTTGTAACGAGCGGGAGGGCTTGCATCACGGCCACTGGTGCAACCTTCCTGCCTGGTATTCCCTATGAAAATATGGAAGGTTTTATCGTCGAGATGTGCCGGGTCAGGCGGGGAGTGACGGCCGCTATTGGCGACGCCTTGAACTACGCCGAACGAGAGTACGGTGAAACCTATGCCCAACTAGAGGCGTCAACCGGTTACAGTCCAGGTTACCTGGCTAACCTGAAATGGGTGTTCGGTTCTGTTCCTATCGAGAATCGCATCGACGGCCTGGGCATGTCCTACTACCAGGTTGTGGCCCCGATTACCGACATGATTGTGCAGCGTACCTGGCTGGAAACGGCCTGGGAAAACGGCTGGACGCGGGATGAACTTCGACTGGCGGTGAACGGCGCACCCCGCGAGCGTCAGAAAACCACTGCATTACGCGATGTGGTCCAGGAATTTGTGTGGGCCTATCGCAAAGGAGACAGTATAGAAAGATGGGTAAAGGAGTTGGAGACAATGCTTTCGCACTGGAGATAGGCAACTCTCTTCGAGCGGCCCAGGAGATTACCGACGAGTTCCTGGCGGTTAGCGATTACCTGACCGCCCTGGGAGTTCCGTATGAATTTGACGACGGGACGCCGATGCTCACCTTGTTAGACAGGGTGCGCTATATGAAAGAGGAGATGCAGCATGAATCTAAATGATGATCAGCAAGCAGTATTGAGAACGATTATCTCTTACGCTGGCATGAACGGCGATACGCCCCGCCAGTCAACGCTCGCCGTCTTAACCGGACTCAGTAGAAATAAGGTTGAGTATGCGCTTTCCCGGTTGGGTAGGGGGGGCTACTTAGTCCGCCCGTTTCCGGGTGAGTGGAATTACCAAGTTACCCCCAAAGGAGTTGAGGCAATGAACCAGTCCCCTATCGTCCCGCCATCCCCCCTGCACAACGACAGCACCGTTGTCTGCCGTTATGAATATTGGCCCAATGCCCGGCGAGCCGAACACCATCTGATTTATACCAACGGAACCTGTTCCTGTCGTCACGTCAAACGTTGCTTCCACCTGCGGCGGGCGGCAGTTGATTTACCCGACTTGATTGAACAGTTTGAGATTGAGTTCGAGGATAACGGCAGCCATTGGTCGCAAGAAAACATCGAGCGAATGGAACGGTGGTTGTCAGAGAACTACGAAACGATTATGTCCTGGAGCAAAGTGCCAGTGCCAACGTACGATGACTTTTAAGGAGAATGAGGGTGAACGAACTACGTGCAGTGAACAGACCCCTGATAGTGATGCACACCGGTTGGGTCGATGCTGACCTGACGCTGGAGGAGTTGGGCTTACGGCTATGGGTGGCCGTACATGGGCCGGTGACGGCCGAATGCATTTACGAGATGTTTCCAGACTGTCCGACCGAAATAGTCAGCAGACTGGAGCACGACCAGCCGATGGACTTAATGAGTCCGCCCAAGAAGAAGCGGCCGAAGGTTAAGGCAGAGCGCAAGAAGTCCCAGGATCAGATTGATCGTGCGGTATTGGAGAGTCACTTCTCAGAGATAACCGGCATCGCCAAACCCGAACCCAAGACTGCCCGTCAGCGTTCTCAGGCCGTAGCATTGTGGTGGAGTCCCTTGCGCGATATCTACGAGATGACAGGCAGAGATGTTGAGGCCGCGCAAACGCTTATAACAGAGGCCGTGTGGCGTATGGCCGAACTAACTATTGCCTCTCCCAAGTCCATCGAAAAGGTCTGCATCTCCATCAATGCAAAGGAAGGCCATGATGATCTGGTCTTTTGATGAGGGGGTGGATTATCGGATTGGCTTTTACACCAGCTTGCTCAATCGGGCGCTGGCCCCCAACTCGCCCATCGTCCATACCGACCTAGACCATACTGCCTATCTACGCCAGGTCGCGGCAACGTTGAATAAAATTGTCGAAGCGGGCATGAACGTACAACTGGTCGAACTAGCCCAGGTTACGGGCAACGCGGACATCATGGTCGATGTTGTAGCCTGGGTAGTTGGGGCGACCAACGCTTTGGGCGGAGAGTTGGACGAGATTGAGCGGGCGATGGCGAGCATAATGGAGGAATCATGAGAACAGGATACGCATTTTCAGCTAGTGGAGTAGATAGCAAGGGTTTTCTAAGAACTGTTTGGGGAGTGGTTTGTGCTATAAGTGAAGAAGAAGCGGTTGGAGTGGCAGCGGCGCGATTTAACGAAAGACATCCCCACTGCCCCATCCACACAATAGGAGCAGTCGTTGTGGATGGAGAAGGAACAAAAATTATTAACGGGAGAATGGTGCAGGTGGAGGAGGAATCATGAATAAAGGTTATATTTTTTTAGTGACAGGATTAGCCAGAAACGGAAGGGACTTTGAAGTTTCTTACGGACTTTTATTTGCAGAAAACGAGACTTATGCAAAATCATTGGCTACGTCTTACTTTCACAGAAACAACCCGTCTTGCAGCAATGTAAGTGTAAAAGTTACGGAAGTAGTCCTCCCGGAGGATTCTCACGTCCGCATTTATGGCAGCACCCTTATCGCTGATACGGAGGAATCGTGAACTATCATCCCAGCATTAAGAAGTGGGTGGGGCTGCCCTATTTCAAACAAGTATCGGCAACAGAATATTGTTCAGCCTGTCCGAGTTGCGGCGAGTTTGACCATGACTCCTCGTCCGGCGAGCCAGACCGCTTCCGCATCTTCCCGGAAGGAACAGGCAAGACCGGGGTAGCGAGAGCCTGGTGCAGGCGTTGTCAGCACAAAGAGTTTTCGTTTCCGACCGGATACGACAAGCGTGACCCGGCAGGGCAGGCAAGAATGGCCCAACTACATCAAGAGATGTTGGAGAAAGCCGAGGAAGAAATCCAGCGTTTGCACAAGATGATCGCCTGGCTTGCTCGTTCTCAGTTCTGGCTCTCGGCCCATGAGGGAATGAATCAGGCCCAACGACAGACCTGGCTCAAACATGTTCCCTCATGGGCTATAGATATGCACTGTCTCGGCTTCTTCGACCACGACCTGCACGTACATGGCCCTGAATCGGATGTCTTTGTACGGGGCGATTCCCTCTCCATCCCCTACCTGGAAGGCGGCGTCGAACCGGAACATATCCAATCGCTCCAGCTAAGGATGTTGAACCCGGACGAGGGTGGCAAGTACCGCTTCTTGCCTGGATTCAAGGGCAGTGACCGATTGTTCTTTCCCTATCCGGAACATACGCACATGGATGAAGTTGTTATCGTAGTCGAGGGAGCTAAGAAATCAATATGGCTGTTTGACGAGTTGTCGGACATTGAGTACAGGGGACAGTCGGCCACCATTGTAGCGTTGCCCAATAAGTGGCTGGAATACGCTTCCGTTGCCCGGTTCGAGGACAGTAAGGTTGTGATATGGATGCTTGACCCGGACGCCCATTGGCCGGACAAGAACGGCAATGTGACGGCCGAGATTAACGCCAACAAGGTGGGTCGGGAAAAGAGTCGCTTTGTCCGTTTGCCGGGCAAGGTGGACGACCTTATAACAAGCGGCGTATATAAGAACAAGCATTTGAAAGCTCTAATCAATCAGGCAGGTACAGTATGAACATAGATGAAAGACGCTCTGAGGCTATGAAACGCTGGGGCCATACCCCCGCCGACGCTCAGACCGCTTTGATTCACTTTGCCGAGAAGCTGTACGGAACAACTGGTGTGTCGTCCGGCAGTAAGAACCTGGACGCCATCATGGTTCCTACCAGACCGCCCTGGATACGAACTTGGCTTGCTGCATCAGGACACGGCAAAAGTACCCAGCTTAGGGTTATCGCCAAGACTGAGGCTCGCCGCCTGGTTGATGCCGACATTGGTGATAGGTACGCCGCTATCCTGACTTACGAGGAGGCTATTGACAGCCAGGAGTTACACATGGTTAGTGGCAACTTCACCAAGATGGATGTCTGGTACGGTCGAGTCCCGCCTCAATTGGTAGCGGAAGCGGCAGCCGACCGGGTTCTTCTGCCCATCTACATGATCGGGAAATCCATGTACAAGGCAGAACTAACGGGCCGCAAGAACGTCTATCACCAGCCCACTATCCACGACGCCATTGATGTGATGATGCACCTGTGGACGAAAGACCAGATTCGCCCCTCGGTTATATGTATTGACTACATTCAGAAGGTTCACATCAATAAACGTGGCCTTTCCCTGGACGCCAAGACCTTGCGGATTGCCGAGGGGTTGTCAGACATCTCACAGATGGCACTGGAGATGGAGTGTGCAATCGAGATGGGTTCCCAGGCAAGAAAGGAGGTGTTGACCCGCCGCGACCCTATCCCGACCGAGATAGATAACGAGTGGTCAAACGCTATCTTCCAGGAATCGACCGAGATGGTGGCCCTGTACCGGCCCTGGGCGCACAATGAGGCCAGGAAGAAAGCCATTAAGGATGGCCGGGGTTTTGACCTGCTGCGGGACGATGGCACAAAAAGCAACGTGCCGTTCACGCCTGACCTGGTGATTGCCAGACCGCTCAAGAACAGGCCCAGCGCCATGCCTAACACGATAGCCTACCGCATCAGGCCGGACTCGCTGGAGGTAGTTGATTTCCCGACCCAACTTATTTTCCCATAGGAGAACAAACAATGGAACTGGTAAATACGTTATTGGAATTGTCCGAAGAAGAATCGAAAGTTGATTGGACGATATTTATTGAGAAGGCCCAGGAGTTAGCCAGGCTGGTGCGGGAGTTAGAAATCACCGCCGCCCGCTGCCCACTGTGCCAGGGAGGATATTCACATGAAGTACATTGATATTGATTGGGACGATCTTGCAGAAAGCATATTGTCGGGAGCAATGGCGTGGGATTGGGATTACTACATCGACATCGACCTGCTGGATAATGGCTGGTTGAAACTCTCTAGCATTTCTGGCAATGGCCTAGCCGTTGAGGCTACATCCCCACCCATGACACCAACCCAGGAGACGGCGCTGGGCTATCTTCGTTCGACCGGTTTGAAACCAACTCTCTTCGAGGTGGCGGAACTGGCCCTGGACAAGTTTGTCGATGAGGCTGCATTGACCCGCCATATCTGCCAGATAATGGGGATTAGCTGATGAGCCTACACGAAACGATTACAGAGATAGAGCATAACCTGGAACAGATTGGGAATGTGTTCAAAGACAGGTATCAAATGATAGACGGACTGCACCGCTTTGAGTTAAGGATGAACGACGATGATAGCTGGTGTGTTCTCTTTGCTTCGGGCCGGGTGTTTATTCCCTCCGATGAAATAGATGAAATTCAACGACAGGTCAGCAATGCCCTGGAAAATGTAATAAGGAGATTGACATGAACAGTAAGGTAATTTTAGAACAATTGGACATCGAGTACTTAGCCCATCTGAACGGCTGGGAACCGCCGCAGCGCATCCGCTTCTACTGCTTCACCTGCGGACAGCAGCACAACGGCGTCATCGCCCGGAGATGCGGCTTAGACAACGTTTACACAGAGGACGAGGGCGGCAAGTTGGAGAAGGTTTACCAATCTGGCGGAGCCTACTACTGTCGGGTTAAGACAGTATTAGAAGAAGCACACCCCGCCTTGCATCAGGCCACCTAGTGGAGTACAGTGACACCATTATGGTTAAGGACACTGCTTATCATGTAGGTTTGCTGGTTACGTGCCTTGTTCTGGGGCTGATACTGGTGATTGTCGGGACGGTCAACGTCAACGCTTTCATTGGGTCAGCCCTGTTGGGCGTTAGCGCCTACTGCGTGGCCTACATCTGGCTGCTCCACACCGAGCCAGCGCCAGAAGAGGAGTGGGTAGAACCTGAATCGGAATGGGGCGAGGCCGCTGTGATGTCCGACCGCAAGCGCATAATTGTCAACGGCAAGATGGAGAATATCCCGGCCAACCTGCAACCGGCTATCGAGGCCATCATCTCTTATCGGGAAGCGGGCGAGTTACAGACCGTCTCGGCCAGGTCGCTGCACGAATTGGGCATAGCCAGTCGCTTTGCGGCCAATGATGAGACAACGGCCCAGGACATTATGGATTGGCTTATTGAAATGGATGTTGTGGAACAGAAACCACGTTCGGCTGGCGAGTGGGTGGGTGACATAAAGTACTACCCCCCTACCCCCAACGGTGTGTCCCGGCAGGCGGGAAATGGTGGAGTGGACAGGAGTGCGCCACCACCACCACATTTATCCACCACCACCACCACTAACTAAAGGAGAATGACATGAGCTTGTACAATATGGTATTTGGATTTAATGCGGCAGTATTGTGGTGTTTGCCGATGCTTGGCAAACATCCAGACGAATATCCCCGTTTTCGAGATTGTTTCCTGGGTGACGAAGCATATCCAGAGTACAACGGGCATATTCACGTTTACACCAGAACCGGAGGCGGAAATAGAGAGGGCTACGAAGCAGAGAATCAGGCCATGCGAGATATGACCGGCTTTGTCACCGACTTTGATGATGACTTTGATTCCACTTTTGCCTCATGGGTTTTCGAGGTTCCTGAAAAATGGAAGGCCGACTTCGCCTTGATAGTTACCAACCGACAGAAAGAAATCAGCCCGGCCTATCGTGAACAAATGAAAAGCGTGTATCCGAAACTGGCCGAGCGTATTGATCAGCTATTTGAGGACGGTGAATAATGCCATTACGAAAAAGACTTTCTTACAGCACTATCCAACGAATCGGTATCCTGGCCCTTATGGGAGCGGCCCTGGCCTTTGGCGGGCAGTTGGCTTACGGCTGGTCGCTGGGCGAAACCCAAAGCATCATGGCCTTAGTCGTTGGCCCCCAATGGGCTGAGACTGCGGCCTGGCTGGTAACGTTTGGCCCGCAGCCGCTGCTCATCATCTCTTCCTCGACCAGGGAGGGCAAGCTCCGTCTGTTCAGTATCTCAGGACTAACGCTCCTGGCTGGGTTTGCCTTGAATTTCACCGACATGGCAACCAATATTGCTGCGTTTGTTGAATCATTTAACGGCGGTGAGGCTTCGTCCGACTTTGTGCGCTACATCGCCTTTGGCATTGGCGTTCTTATGTGCATCGGCATTACCTGGTACGAGGAAATTGGGCTGCTCATTATTGCCAAAGCCTTTGACCTGGTACGGCAGATTTTGGCAGATATGAGTAAGTCCGCCCCAAAATGGTTCGCCTGGGACCTGGCAATCGACTTGGCCGGAGCCGCTTCCAACGGCAATATCTTGTCCGAGCCGAAGCCACAGCCCCGCCAGGAACGACAGCCACAAGGCGGCAACGGCCACCGTCCAGAAAACAGGCGAGAGAGACAGCCATAGCTACCCTATGGGCCATCACGCTATTGGCGGTGATGGCCCTACTTAAACTGATAGGAGTATTTTAATATGGACATATCTACCCAACGAGTGTACTGGCACTGGTATGCTCAGACAGGAGAGGACGAGGCGCTGGCCCATGTGTTGGCCGACCGCGCCTTCCGCTATCCCAATGAGGAGTACCTGGCGGCTAAAACATTATTTGGCGGCGGCATCTTAGCCGGAAGCATTGTGGTGGAGAGCGAGCCGGAGTACGTGCTGCATAGAGGGCACGAGCCGTTCTGTGCTGGCAGCGAATCAACTTTGCTGCATCTCCTGGACGGTCTGCGCGAACAGCGACACGAGTGGTCTGTTGGACCGGGTCGGATTGTGGCTTGCGATATTGTGGTACGGCTCATGGGCGGGCATGAGGTTCAGACGCCATCGGCCAGAGCGGTACTGCACATGCACCACATGGTTGGAAAGCAGCGCCTTCAATCCTTTACTGCCCATGCGTTACGACGATGAGTTATAGAAAGCGGGCGCTCATCATGACAATAGCAGGAGGGTTACTTGCTATCGGGATACTTATATGGATTACATAAACTTCACAAACAGTGAAGCCTTCACGCCGCGTGAACTTTGTCCGCGCTGCCGAAAGGAAGTCGGAACGGTCAATATACTCGTTCCCAATGCTGGCACTCGTCCAGAATTGTACGGGATGCCCTTGTGGTGGCGGCGGTTCAAAGTTTGTCGGGAGTGCTATCACACGGTTATCTTGGGGCGCGAATCGGCCGAGCCTTACCCGGATTGGCTGCTGCCTTATGTTGTGGCCGAGACGGTCTATACCTGTCTTGGCATTTACATCACGCCCGAACACGCAATGCGGGAGATAGCATATTTAGAAGAACTGGCTTGTGAATAGGAGAAATGAACGATGGGAAGCAGCAAACCATGCCCAGGCTGTGGAGAAATAAATAGCAGTCGAAAATCAACAGAAGTTTGCCGGGATTGCCGGGAAAAACTTGACCTGTACGGTGAACTAAATAAAGAGTTTGAGAAAACCACTCTGGATAAAATAACTTTTAAGATTGGAGAGCAGGCGCACTGGAACCGGTATTTTCCAGTGAATTATCCGCGCTATGAAGATAGGGCAATAGGCCAGAATCTAAGAGATGTTATTTTCAATGTTTGTATTGCTGGTTCAATTCGTGTTTCAAGAGACGGTTGGGGTAATGCTCCTCATATAATGAGTAGCAAAACCCATCACGGTGGAGCCGTTCTGAGGGCAAGCTCCCAAGAGTTCTTTGATTCTATTCAGAACTTAATGGAAGTCGTCCAAAGAGCGGTTGATTTGTCGTATGAAGCAGGACGGCAGGACGGTCAAAGATTTCTGGTTGACATTGCAGAGGGTAAGAAGTCAATCCAGGATTACAATGATAGTTTAGTCAGGTAAAGACGCCCGTCCTCCCCGCCTGATTTTGTTGGGTGTTTGGGGAAAGTGTGGTTAGAAGGAGAATAAACGATGATTGACAATTTTAATGACCGTGTGTTAAGCAGGGCGGGGGATGCTGATGCCTTCGCAATGGGGGTCGGCATGTTTCACGAATTGCTAGTCCTGGAAGTTATGAACGAGAAGATGCACGGGCCAGAGACCTGCCCATTCTGCGGTGAGTACCCTTACGAAATTGTTGCCGCCCAACGAGTCATCAACTGCTGTCGGGCCGGAGATATGTACCTCTCTGGTCGGGCAACGGCAGAGGTGGCCCAGGCGGTGTACGATAACCCTAACCTTTTCCGGTGCTGGAGTTGCCGGGAATGGGTTGAATACGGCGCAGAGGAAGTATGTCCGAAATGCGGCAAGGATGAGATTCCGTTTTGAAGCGGAAGCGGAAGTTGCCCACCTACTGTACTAAAGTAAAGATTAGGGATGAGAACACGGCTATGGATGTCGTGGTGCGGCTGCGTTCTCAGGGCATACCTATCCGCCGTTATTATTACTGCCGTCTGTGCCACGCCTATCACGTAACAAGGAAGGAGAGACTGTGAACGAAATCGGATGCTGGATGTGTGATGGATGGGGTTACATTCACCCACTAGACACGGGAGAAAATAGCCATAACGGGAAACCGCCATTCAAGCGAGAAGATCCCGTTTATGTTTGGGCAGCCAGCCGAGGGACTCACTGGCCTGGTGATGTCCAGTGTCCTGTTTGCCAGGGCGACGGAAAGTCCGTTCCATTTAATAGCGCATACTCAGGAGATGTCCTACTTCTTGAATCGGAGATTTGGTGATGTTTGACTGTTGTGATGTCTGCGGTCATCTCCTCTCCCGTTGTGCCTGTCCTGCTTGCTGGCGGTGCGGGGAGAGGGGTAAGCTATCTTGTGAGACTAATCACCGCCTCAGCGTCTATCTGGAGGCTGTAGAGGCTGTTCTGGCAGCGCATGGTGGCAACTCTCAGGCGGCTGCTGACACATTGGGGATTAACAACACCCACCTCTACATCGACCGCCGAAAATTGCAGAAGAAATACATCTCGCCCACCTTGAAGCGAGCGTTGTACCGGATGGGATACATGCGGATAAAGCGCCAGCGTTTTCGGTTGGCGGCGGAGTGGGGGGATGAGGGGCAGAGGCAGGCATTTATTGAGCAGGTGTTGGATGGCAAGAGTTTTACTGAGTGGGTAACGGAGAAAAGCTATGAGTGAGGAAATTGTATTGGTCGAATTTTACAAACGGAGACCGTTCAGCGCATTGGTGCTGACCGATCAGGGCGACATTGTTGACTACGATATTGATTACAGCCGCCTTGATGGAGAGTTCTATTACGATTGGGCAGGGGGGTGTTCCGAGCCAGCCAAGCGTACATTCTATGACGGCGAAACCTATTGGTTAAACCCCAGGCACGAGGATAAGGTGGTTGTCACTGGCGGTCGGCGGATAAAGAGTAGTAAGTATGCCGTTCTTCCTGAGGAATACGGTTGGGAGGACGATGTAATATGGTGTGAAATTTGCATGGATGTTAGGTCTATGGGAGATATAGGTCAGCCCTGTGATCATATTACGTGGTGTAACGAGTGCGGAGATTACAAAACGCAAAACGAGGACAACTATTGCGATCACGATTTATCGGAACAGTGGTAATGGAGAAAGGAGAATGTGATGAGTAAGGAACTGATTGAGTGGGCAATGCAGCCCACCGAATATCACCCAGGATTAATTAATGACGGCGACAGGGCAATTGTTGTCGCCAATAAGCAGAGGGACATTAACTACCGCTTTCTCGACGCTGGACCTTTGAACAAGGAGTTTATCGTATTGCGTATTGACCCTGTTGTTGAGGCGATTGACTTGTCGGTTATCTTTGGTTTGTACGAATACGACGAGGGATTGTGGGCCACGAAAGTAGGAGGTCCCTGGAGCGATTCGCCTGATTGGGTTATTGTCCGAGGCGGCCATATAGACACTCAGGCGGATTGGATTCGCACTATCCAAAAGCAGTGTGCTGCCGCCGCTACACCCTTTTACTTTGCTGGGTGGGGCGAATGGTGTCCAGCGCGACCGTCCTTCCTTATGCAGAACGGCGAAACGATTACTGCCGCCGAATACGCCCGTATGGGACACCATATCTATCCAGGCCGCGCTTCGTTCCGGGTTGGAGCAGAACGGGCCGGTTGTCTGTTAGATGGTACGGAATATAAGGAGTTACCCAATGAGTAACGGGCCAAGAGACTTTGAATACATCTCGCTTGATGATTACATCGAACTTTACAGAGATGAACGTAGCGACGAGGAACTTCTGGAACTACGAAGCGACCTAGCTCATTACCGCCAGTTGCACTTCGCTGGAACCAAGTGTGATGTTTGCGATGGAGAGATATGGATTATTGGCAGTGCGGCTTGCGGGTGGCCGGGTTGCTTCCCCTGTATTGCGGGAGAGGCCGATGCCTCGGAGGACTATGAAATCTTGTGAAACAACTAACCTGGTTTGATACTTCATCCCGCGCCGGGCAAGACGCTATCTGTTCCTGGTGCGATTACCCTATCGAGGACACACCGGTTCGCATGACCAACGGCGAGTTGGAACTGCGCTTCCATAGCGAGTGTCTGACCGAAGCGTCCTATATCTTCATCGACGATTCGCCCCGGCGCGGGGCCATACTACCTTATCGACGTTCGCACAATCCCCACATCGCAGGACTTATGCCGTTTCGCTGGCAGGACAGCCGGGTTTACTCTATGGCGATACGGCAGTATCTTGACCATAGAACCATCCACACCGACCTGGTTCCTGATGCGCTGGAGGCTGTGATTGCCTATATGAACCACTATATCTTTGCCTCGTGCTGGACTAAGACGCCGAAGCTGTTGAACTTGCGGCTGCGGGCCGATGCGCTGGCAACGGTAGAGGATATTGACGCCTTTATTAAGGCATGTTTGGAAATTGGGGTAGACCCCTTGTAGGGGAGGAGTGATACAATCTTATTACTATTAAAAAATAATTATCTTTAAGGGATAATTATTTTTTTAACTGGAGAAGAATCATGATCCACGTTTGCTCCTTTTCAACTGGACTTTCATCGGGCCTAATGACAGAGAGAGTTCTAGGGAAGCATGGAGCCGATTCTACAAGGGTTGTTTTCATGGATACCACGATAGAGCATGAGGATAACTACCGCTTCTTGAATGATATGGAACGGCGCTGGCAAGATGTTTATGGGTTGGGGGGGATAGAGATTCTGCGTGAGGGTCGTTCGCCTTACGAGGTGGCTGATGACCACCACATTGTCGCCAACCAGCGAACGGCTCCATGCACCAAGGAGTTGAAGATTTGGCCGTTTATGGAATGGTTGAAACGACAATCTTTCCAGCCCGTCATTCATATCGGGATAGATTACTCCGAGGTTCATCGCAAGAAAGCAATCTTGCGAAACTACACGAAGGCAGGTTACGAGGTTGACTTCCCCCTTCTTTGGAAACCAATTGAGCATCGTTCATACTCTCTTGTTTGCCGGGAAGATTGGGGTATAAAGCCACCAGTGACCTACGCAATGGGGTTCTCTCATGCCAATTGTTTGGGGCAGGATGAGCAGGGCAGGGGGGGGTGTGTCAAGTTTGGAATAGGGGATAGGGTGCGCCAGTATATCCACATGCCCGACATTGCCCTGGCGACGGCCCAGTGGGAGTTGAACAGTCCAGGTTATACCAAAGGGGGATACACTATGCTGCGTGACCAGAGCGGGGGCAAGGTTTCGGCCAGAACATTGCAAAGCGTTATTGATGAGTACGACGGCAATCCACCCAGTCTATTTGACACTGCCTGTATTCAGTGCGGGATTGGCGATTTTATAGGAGAAGAAGAATGATTCAAATTTTAGGCAGTATCTTAACCCTCTGTTCTTTCGTGTCTGGCCCCATTGACAACTGCGTTCCTGATCCACCGGAGGATTGGCGAGATGCCAGGCTGGTGGTGACGGTTTATGACCCGCTCCACAACCCCTATCTGCCCGACGAGGATAACGTTAACTGCGATGATGACTGTTCTAGCCTGGCCCTGACTGCAATGGACGAGGCATTGTACGGTCATGCCGCTTCATGCCCATGGCCTGCCTGGGATTTCGGCTACGTCAACACCATTGTCGTGGCCCATCCCGCTATTGGCGAACGGGTCTGTCTTGACACGGGCGGGGCCATTAACTGCGAGTACGGGCTGTTTGGCGGGGAATGGCAGTGGATATGCCGGTTGGACATTCTTGAAGATTTAAGCGGCGGCGTTCACCCGGCTAATGGCTGGCTGTTAGATGGCTGGAATTGGTGGTGGGTTGGAACGCAGGGCGCGATAAGAAATTTAGTAGGAGAGTAAAATGTTTACATTAACCATTGAAGAACTGGAGGGAGAATCGATTTCGGATTTGACGAATGCCCTTGAGAGAATTATAGAACTGTTGAATACGGGCTATGTGGCAGCCTACGAACCATCATTTCAATTATCTGGAGATGAGGAGGAGGAGTAAAATGTTTACATTAGAAGAATTAGAGACCGAAGTGCGGCGATTGGCAGAAGAGAACCCGGAGTTTGCGTATGAGAGAATTGCCTCCTCGTGCTACTACACAAAAGGCGGCGACCAAAATAGTCCGGGCTGCATTATGGGCCGGGCGTTGACGAAGTTAGACCCTGACATTGTGCCATTCTTGCGGATGATAGACGCTTCACCCATTAACATCGACGGCGTATTGGATAAGTTGGGCCTTACCGTCAGCAGCTATTGGTTCAGTCGCGTCCAATACAAGCAGGACAGTGGCACTCCCTGGGCAGAGTGCGTGGCCTACGCTGATGCCAAGCGGGAAGAGGCAGCCTAGCTCATTGCCGCGCCGCCACGAATGCCGTACCAGACCGTCCCACCGTCGTTGGTGATGAAGGTAACGACATCTAAACCAGCGGCAGTCCAGGAAGGTTCTGAGCCGCCAGGCCAGACCACACCGGAAAACCAGTTGATGGTCTGACTTCCACCGTTCGTCAAATATATTCTAAATTGGTGTTCTGTACCGGCAGGCAAAATATTGTCCAGCGTATAGGTTACGGCCGAAGTCGAGACGGTAATGTTGACCGAGTTGCCAAGCGCCAGGTCAATCAACTGCGCTCCGCCGCCATGATCGCCTATGTCATTAACCTTATGCAGCCCGCCGCCCATCAGAAACTCCCAGGTTGGGGTAATGGCTGTCAGCCGCCAGTAAGAGCCATTATCTACCTGATGGGCCACCTTACCCAGGTCGGCAACGGCAACGCCAGTGTCGGCTTCCCGCTCGGCTGTGTCGGTATAAGACCAATTTTCAACTATGTGATTGGCGGTTAGCGCCGAGTGTCTGCTCATATCATCCTTCCATTACCAGCGTCCAGTTCGATTCGTCCACCACAATTGTACCACCGGTCTCGTCAATGACAGGTTTTTCGGGGGTGAAGGCGCTGGTCGTCAGCGCGAATAGTATCTGGCCTGCCGATTCGGGTACTTGCGTGCCCGAACCGGAGCTAAGGAATGGCCTGGCGTCCACATAATCATCCACCATCGAGAGTGTGGTCTGTCCATTAGCCAGTGTGAAAAAGGCGGAGGGGATAGCGTTGGCTGGAACGTCTGGTGGAACCGGGTCGCTGGTATCGGCAATCTCGGCCCCGGCCGAAACCATAGTGGTTGTCGTTACCTTATCTAAATAGATTAAGATGGCGTGATGGTTCGAGGGCGTCGCCGGAACATAAGGCGACAAGTCCAGCGTTGTTCCACCAAAGGTATAAATAGTTTCCCCGTGTAGATAGATAAGTGGTCTGACTGTAATCAACAGGCCGCTTGACGCCTCTGATTTCAGCATGTCGATGGCGGGCTGGTAAATACGTACAGGGTCTTTTCCCGGCGCACTCTCAGAAGGAACCTGATGGTTTTTGCCGTGAATGCTGACCCGGAAAGAGGCGGGCGAGCCACCTTGATTTGGGGCTAAGTCGCTGGTGTAGAGGTCGATGATTTCCCAGGGGAAGGGGCGCTGGGGAGCGTAGGCCAGTTGAACCGGAGTCTGGTCTATGAGGGCAAAGCCTTTGTTGTATGCCGGATAACGGGAACCGGCAATGCCCCAGGTCGATACCCATACGTAGCCTGGTTGGTTGGGAACATCGATACTGCCGTTTAAGGCGTTGACATAGGCAACGGCAATGACCCGACTGGCGGCAAACGCCTCTTCGCGCTCGCGCTGACGCCTTGCCGCCTCGCGCTGCATGAATTGCAGGTTAACGGGAATGTTTTTGTTGTCAGCCACTTATTCCTCCAGCCACAACGGAGTAATCACACTGTTACCTAGTGTTATCGTAAAGCCAAAAGCCCAATCTCCTGTCTTATCAGTAAAGGTATCCCCGTTGTCAATCGAAACAAAGATGCCGGTCGTTGTCAGGACGTAATATTGCTGATTGTTATAGGGGAAGCCGCCTGCCGCCCGAACCATGCCGGACACGCCTGTGGCATTGGCCTGACTCCAACTATCGCCACCATCAGTTGAAAGCCATAGCGTATCATCTTCTCGCCAATGGAAAAGGCGCATACGATTTTCGGTATAACTCTCGATGCCGTGCCGTTTGGCATTTGTGTAAATATCGGACCCTAATTCAGACCAGTTCGAGCCGCCGTCCTCGCTACGATACAGCCCTTCGTTCTGCCAAACGGCATAGATAATCTGGCCGGTGCTGTTGTTGTTGTATGGGTAATGAACGACGATACCGCCATCATTACCACCACTACCAAAATTGCCGATGTCAACCAGGGTCCAGGTTACACCGGAGTCGGTCGTGTAGTAAAAACGACCGTTCCCTTGCTGGCTCTTACAGGCCACGCCCATCACAACTTGGTCGCCGACGAGATGAGGTAGGTAATCTGCGCCACCAAGGAACGGGCGTATCTGAGTTGTGTTGACCGAACCGTCAGCAATAACGTTGTAACTCCATGACGAGCCACCATCGGTGGTAATGGTACAAAGCAGGGCCATTCTGTCGCCATCGCCGATGTCTCCTTTTTGGTGAATAAAAGCTACCCACCCCTCGCGGTTGATACTTGCCATAATCTTACGGCCGTTAATATAGTCATTGCCTGGTTTGATAGATGAATACCCAGTCTCTATTTCAGACTTGCTAAGTATCTGTGTCCAGGTCGGCACAGTCTGGTCTAAGTCAACTGATTTCCAGAAGCCCGTCGTTGATGAGACATAACCTATCTGGAACGGATTCCAGGGGTCCAGCACGAAGTCATATAACGTGCCAGTAATACCTCCGGTGATGTCTGACCAGGAAGGCGACGAGGCCGACAGGTCGCGCGTTCTCCCCAACACCCCATCGACTAACACGTAGTTCGTTCCAAAACCACCACCGGGCGTTGGGATTGGGTTTGGAACATCATCAGGCTCGCCACCGGGATCAATTGGAAAGGACAGACACTCAGTCGAGACGCCAGTACGAGAGACAACTTCCGGCTCGAAGAAAGCAAAGCAGGTTACGAGACCTTTCTCGACACTGACCTGGATGGTAATGGTATCGGGGATAAGGCGCTGCCCGCTCCAGACAACGCCAAGATTGTTGTGGTCGTCGTCAATGGCCCACATATCATCACGCGGTTCCAGGTAATCACTGTAGTCGCCCTGGAATAGGACAACCACTTCCTCTATCTCCCGGTTCTCTCTCGCCAGAAGCCGCCCGGCCAGTTCATTAGCGTGTTCCTGGGAGCGTAATGTCTGACGTTCCAGGCGAACAAACGCTTCACCGCCATATTCGGGAACAGGGCCAGGGGCAATGGCGCAGAAGCCTTCGGCCGTTGGGTTGCCGTCCCCGTCAAATGTGCCATCGAAATAGATGCCCGACACCGAAGCGAACGCGGCCGGTTTCCAGTGACGCTGCACGAAATTGAGGTTCGCACCCTTATCGGTATCGGTGATGGTCATGGTCGTGTCCAGCGTTGCCCGTTCAGCGTCGGTTAGTAGATTCAATATTGGTACAAAACGCAAGTTGCCGTTTCTGTCAGTGGCAAGAACACGCCTGACCCGGTTGTACATCGCCTCGGCCATACCGTACAGCGTTCCCTCCTCGAAGTCAGTGGCGTAATTCAAGTCCATGCCGTCCTGCGCCAGGCCAGCAACATCGGCAATCTGAAATAGGGTCGAGTGCCTGAGATAGAGATGGGCCAGAGCTTCGCCGATAGACAATTCGTCAGCCGGGAATTCGTACCAGACATCGGGCGCGTCGTCACTGGTTAACGAGACCGAGAATTGGAACTCGCGGCGCAGGTACTCTTCGACCGACACTATATCCATTGTGGTCGTGTTCACGCCGCGTGATAAGTCGGCAATGGCGCTGGCCCGATACAGATAGCCAACGGCCAGATGATGGGGAAACACCCACAAGGTTGAGGGATACCGCTGCTCGTCGGCAATGACGGGCGTATTGCGATAGTCGTAAGGGACGGTTAGCAAATTAACGGTCTCGTCCGTATCTGAGAAGGTGACAGAGCCGTTGGCGCAGTTTACACTACCGGAAGTGGACAGGGTGATGCTGATAATGCCGCCCGCTGTCATGGCGCTGCCCGTCACCAGCCCACCGCCCGATGCAACAAAGCCTAAGTTACAGACCGTTCCATCTGGAGCGGGAGCGCCATCAACCATAACGCTGGCAGTGAAGGTGAAGTCCACCACGCATAACGGTATGGTAGAATCGGTGAAGGTGTAGCCAATGGACGGGTTGACATATAATTTATTGCCCGCTACAACCATCTTGGCGAAGTTCCCCAACTCCATATCATTTCCGTAGACGCTCTCCTTCCACAGAACCGAGAAGGCCCGCTTTGGAACGGGCGATAAATCTTCCGCCCGAACAATAACCTGGGCAAATGAACCGCCCCGTCCAATGGAACGCACTACCTGATTGACGGTGAAATCGGTGATGGGGTAGGTTGCGTTGCCGGGTTCCGGGTTATGGGCAAAGACGCAGCGCCAGGTCGAGATGGATTGCCCGTTATCGTCATTAACCGTCAGTTTCAGCCAGTAATATTCCTGGGTTAGCGACGTTACCTTCACCGACCCCAGGCCCGTACCGGTATCGAAATCAACGGTCACACCGCTGGTTGGGTAGCACGACAGAGCATAGGAGGCTACGGCTGTCCCGGCCTGGATGGGGTAGGAGTTGGAGGCATTGACGAAAAAGGTCAGCGAGCCGTTGCGAACAAATCCGGCCTTCATCGAGAGCGAGAGAATGGGAATGGGCGGTCGGTCTACCGAGGACCAGGGGATGTCCCTGTCTTTGTAGAACGTTTCAGTCACAGGGTCGATGTAGGGATAGACGGCCCACAGTTGGTAGTTATGAATGAAGGTCAGGTACAGGTCGTTGATCCAGGGGAAGTTCTGTGCTGCCACTGTCACCGTCCCGGTTACGCCGCTGTCGCCTGAGGTAATGGCCCGAATCCGAATGATGCCGATGTCATGCGCTCCGGGCGATGTGCCAACCCACAAGGTTTGGGGCGCTTCGATAGCAGCGAAGTGACTGCCTGTTCCGCCGTCAAAGACAATCTCTGTCTCAGCATCCTCTATCTCGGCGTCGTTCACCCTTGCCGACCAGAGCGTCAGCGGTTTCAGAAACGAAAGATAGAAGGCTGACAGATGATGGTCGGCCCGGAGAAAGGCTAAGTCATTGGCGGAGATAACAGTCATATTAGAATTAGATTAAGTGTCCCATTATTAAGTATGTGTAAATGTTATAATGTTTAGCAAAAGGAGAATTAAAATGGAAAACATAACAGTTGTAATTGGTAGTTTTGTTACTCACTCAAACTACTCCAACGATAACACCAGAAAGATAGAGTTCTCTGGAGAAAGAGTTGGTAGTTACAATTATCGCCATGACCAGAATCGTGGAGTAGATGAAGTGCTTTACAGAACGGGTGACGGGCGCCTGGTCGTTCACAAAACAAGCTGGAGCCATTGGCAGGGAGAGGGGACAGATTATTCCCTCGAAGAAGTTCAAGAATCCGACCTGCAAATCGGCGGCGAGTACGAAGCTCTGGGAATCGAGTGTGGCTACGGCCGTTCGTTGACATTGGATGAAGCTCTCGCGCGTTAGAAAACCGGATTCTCATTAACGACCGTGACATTGTTCAACGTCAGCAGCACGTTCTGGTGCATGTGACTGCCCTCGAAAAGCATAGGGGCTGTAGCGGCAATGTCGGACAGGTCAGGATAGCCGGATATGTCAATCCAGTCGGCGGTGGGATTGCTGCCATCGAGCCGCTGAACGGTTAGATACAGCAGTCCCAGCCCGGCGTCGTCAACATAACGGCGTAGAGCGGCGGCTTGCGCCCTGGTCATCTTCTGCCACAAAACCGGGCAGTTGCGATAGCCGTGTCGGGAGACGCCCCCTTCGCCGCGTGACGCCTTCTCGGTATATTCCTTGTAGGTGGCAAGCGATGGGATACCCATTCCGGCAACGATCATGGGGATAAGGGTTGAATCAGATAGGCCAATTCGCCAGTTATATGACATGGTTCAATATCTGCTCCGTTGCAATCTGTTGAATCATTGCTATTTGTATCTGAGAGAAGGTTGATGGGTCGCTCAACATAAGATTGATATTATTGGTCTTGCTGCTTCCAGCGCCCGTGCCGACCAGATTAGGAGATGGCACATTCGTTACCGGATTGCCCTGAGCCGGGCCGACAGGGGTGGGCGATACCGGATTACCGGCAGTGGGGAAATTATTTATCTGTTCCTGCAATTGGGCGATGAGCGTTCTAAGCTGGGGCGCGGTCATGGTGTTGATGGAGGGGATGAGATAGTATTTACCCAACTGCCTGGCTAACTCAATTGCCAGATTACGCAGGGCGTCAATGTCTCCTGCCCCGCCAGCCGCGCCACCGGCCGCACCGCCCGCGCCGTTTCCCGTTCCACCGCCCGATGGGTCTGCTCCTGGCCCAGCGCCAGCCGAACGACCGCCCCCGTCCAATTCCGCAGTTCTTTGGGCATAGCTTTGGCGAAGTTCATATTTGAGTTGCTCATAGCGTTGGATGATAGCCAACTCCTCGGCATATTTCATTTGCAGGGCAGATAACTTTCTGCTCCACCATAGCAGCAAATCCTGGTACTCTCGCTCGCGCCACAGTTTCAGAGCCTCAATGCGCTGCCGCTCCTTGATTTCCTGGTCGCGCAATTCCTGGTCGTACTGTTTGAGCAAGGCTTCATTACGGCGTTTGAAGGCCAGTTCCAAATCTTCTTGCTTACGTTCGTCCGAAAGGCGGGCGTCCTCTTCTTCACGACGAAGCCACTTATCCAAATCTTCACGCCGCTCTTTGGCCTTGTCCTCAGCGTCTCGCACATCCTTGTCACGATTGCGGCGAGCCTCATCCAGTTCAAACTGCATCCGGCGTCGGATTCTACGCAGGGCAACGGCGTCGTTGTTGCGGACAGCTTCGGAGGCATCGAAATCAAAGCGGCGGCGAATGTCCTCTAACTTGTCCTGGAAATCACGCTCGATGTCCAGCCGCTCTCTGGCCCGGTCGATGTCCTGGTCGGCTACCTTGCGGCTGTACTCGATGCCAATATCTTCCAGCTTGCGGCCCAGAGCAATCTCCCTGTCCTCAATATCCTGGATAAATTTGTCATAGCTCTTCACCAGGTCATCAACCAAATCCTGCCATATCTTGCGGCGCTCTTCGGCTGACTGGATTGCCAGGTCAATCTCTTTACGGGCCAATTCAATATTGGCGTCCTCAACCCGTTCGGCCGCTTCCTGATTGGCCTCATCGTAGGCATCGGTTAAGGTTTTGCGAGCCTCGGCGGCGGCGGTGAGAGCCTCGCTTAACTCGTTGGCCGATGCCCTTTCCTGCAACATAGCATCGGCTACTTCTAGCGACGATGCAGCCTGTTCGTCCGCCGCCGCTGCATCATCCCTACGCTTTTGCTGTAGTTCCTCCAGAGCGCGAATATCTTCTTCTATGGCAGAAAAGTCAGCGCCCAATCCCTCTAAGAAGTCTCTCAGAGATTCTCCGCTCTCATCTCTCCCATAGTCAAAGTCATTTTTCCCGCCCGGTCGCGGAACGCCAAACCCGGCGTCGATGTCATTCAGTGTGTATTGAAACTCCCTTATAGACTTCGTTGCATCTTCGATATGGTTGATAACCGCCTCGGCAACAGCGAGCCATATCCTCATAATAATGACGGTTTTCTCAGCAAATTCAAGCGCCGACAGAAAGGCTTCTGGTATAGAATTTATGTCATCTGGAACAAGATCGTCCGTCAGCCCAACTAAATGAATAGCCACCCCCTCGGCTCTTTCAAGAACCTCAAGTATCTGGTCGAAATCCAAATCATCAAGAGAGAGTTCGCTACCAATTTCCCCTACTCGGTTAATAACATTAGCAACCATATCTCCGACAGCAACGGCGGTGGCCTCTATCTCTTTCCGATTGTCCTGAATGAAGTCGATAATTTTCTGTAGTTGGGCGGCCAGTTCCGTTTTTACCGGCTCGCCTAACACCTTCTCCATGATGTCGCGCAACACCCGGAGCGACCCTTCGACCCGATCCAACGTTCCTTCAAAGGCGTCCCAGCCCCGACCAGTCCGTTCAAAGAACACTTCCATACCGTGCAAGAGGCCGGTGAACGCGCCTTCGGTTTCCTGAAAGCCCTTGATAACGTCAATGTCAGTGCCAAGCAGACCGAACTGCTCCTGGAGAGAGCGGAATAACCCGGCCTGCCCCTGCTTGACAGCGCGGGTAATCTCTTCATCCGTTGCGCCAAAAGAAAATTTCAGGGTCGAGGCAACCTTTAGCGCCCGATCTAATTCCTCGATGCTTTTCACTTCGGCCGAGAATATCTTGCCGATTGTACCGGTGAAGTCAACGCCAAATTCAACCGACCGTTCCAGCAGGTGGTCGAAGAAAGCGTCGGCCGCTGCGGTGTTACCCTCAAAAATATTACCAATCTGCCGCTCCAGAATTTCAAACTTGCGGGCGGCGTCCAGCGAATCCTTCACGATGTTGATGAATAAATCTTTGGCCTTGCCCGCTATCTGAACGACAACCTGGCCCACCTTTTGCAAGGACACAACAAAAGCCGCCACGCCCACTGCCGCCACAACCAGGGCCGGATTGATTCCTCGTAGGGCGTCAACAATGCGGAAGGCGCTACCCGCTCCCTGAACGCCCAACCTATCCAGGGTATTGCCTAATTTGTAGGCGGACACCTGGGAACGATTAACGCCTGCCGGAACCTCATCCTGGAAATTCTTCGCCATGCGATTAGCCTGGGTGTTAAGGGTGGCAAGCTCTCTGTTGAACTGCTCGGCAGATGATTTACCGGTGCTAAATAGCTGCTGTGATTCAGCGGCGGCCGATTGAAGCGTTCTGGCAAACTTGGCGGCTTCGGCATTGCCGGTGTCAAAGAGGGAGTTGATAGTTCCTTTCAGCTGGCCCAGCCGTTGGTTGGCCTCTTGAACGTTTAAGGCTTCTTTTAAGGCATTGCTCTTGGCCGTGTCTGACAGACCCTTAGATAGCTCCCCAACCGAACTTCTTAACTTGCGGACTTCTTTCTCAAACTCCCGAATCGTTTTGGGCTGGTCGCCAAAGGCGGTATGAAACACTTCGCCCGTTTCCTGTCCTGCTCCAAGAGCGGAGCGAAGTTCTTTGGTTAGCCCGCCAATTTCTTTGCCCATTGATTTGAAGTGGGCGTTGGAGGATGCGGCCATCTTCCCGGCAAAGGCGTCTATTTCATCCAGCGCCTTAAGGGCCAGGGCATTGTCTATGTCAGCGGTTAACTGATAATCAGCGTCGGGCATTATCCAACCTTGCGAGCAGTGTATCGGCCGCCGCCATTTCCCGCTGCAATTCCTGAGCGTAGGCCAGGAACTCCTGAGGGGCAGGGGAGGCTTTGGCCTCTTTCACTATCTCGATTATTTCTTTACGGTTCTCTTCAACCACATACAGCAGGTCAGGCGCAAGGCGGGTCGCTTCTATTCCCTGCCACCACATCAGATTTGCTAACTCGTACTCGGCAGAGAAGGGGGGTAAGGCTTCAAACAGGCCATGTCCCGCCGCTCGCCGCTCGTAAGCCAATCGCCAGGAGATGAAACTAGATAGATCGACCAGTGACTTTTCGGAAAGCTCTTCTATAGGCTGCACGAATCCTCCTGTCTAATGCGGGTTCAATCAACTCGTTCTTGGCCCTCTCGGTATAGCCACCCGGCTCTACTGCGCCTTGTGTAACGCTGCGTGCCGAAACCCAATCGCCGTAACGGGAACCAGGTGCGCCACCCGAACTGGCAACGGCCAACCCTGTTTTCTTAACGTAGTTTGAAAGATAGCGCATGACGTCAGATGGATTCTTGGCCGTAATGGTCACGCCGCCATCCCGACCTTCGCTGTCCACCATATTCCATCGTTGCACAGCCAGTTCGTCGCCAACCGCCTTGATGGTCAAGATTACCCGACTGGCAGTTACCTGAACCGTGACTCGAAAGGAAATGTCTGAGTCCCAAAATCGAACAACCTCGTCAAAGTAAGTGCCAACCACCTCATCGCCAATGAGCTTCAACTCGCCGCGTATCTCATCATTCATAATCTTCCCGGCCGCTTGCGATTTAATTGGCCGTCGCTTGATGGTAAGTCCGGTCGGCATCATTTCTTCTCCAATTTCTCAGCCAGCGCCAGCGCCTCGGTTATCTTGGGCAGGTTATTCGCGGCCACCCGCTGCACCCGTTCGGGCCAGGGCAGGTCAAGCCACTGGTCGAAGGTCATGCCGGTCTGGTTTATCACCGCAATCTCCCAGGTCATAATGACATCGTAGGCAGTCTTGTTTTCTTCATCGGCGATTCTATCCAGCGCCTCAAATACCTGTCGCCCGTTATAGGTCGCCTTCATGTCCTCGGCAAAGCATTTTGCCAGCGCTTCCTGAGTGACACGCGGAATAAGAACTGCATCCATGACCGCCACCCAATCGTCCTGGGTCGTTATACGCTGCCGGTCAACCTCCTGAACGCAGTTGTCCAGAATGTAGTGTAGAAACCAGCGCACAAAATCTTCAACCGATTTCAACCGTTCCAGTTCGTGGGCAACGGCGCTCTTGAACCGCTGCCAGTCCATAAACTGCCACCAGCGGTTGGTGTGCGGCAGAAGCTCTTCATCGTCGGCCAGCACCGGCCGTTCCGGGGGCCGCTTAACAGCCGATAGATCATACGTTTCCTTGAATACGGCCTTGTCAATGGTGACGATTTCGTACTGGTAGGGGCCAAGAAGGGCGGGCTGTTTACCGTCCGTTTCAAAAAGAGCCAATCGCCTCAAGACGATTGGCTCTTGGTCAGAGGGCAGAATAATTTCTAGTTGCATCCACCAGATTGGGCCAGCAGCTTGTGAACGACGCCATTTGCGCCATCGTCGTCGCCGCAAATCCAATACTCGTTGGGCGATTCGATAGAGGCCGCCGCGCCATTGTAGCCGCCGTTGGTTACAACCGATACCAGATTCCAGCTATTACCGGCGTCGTTGCTGTGCCAGAACTCGCCGCTTCCTGGGGTCGTCACATCAACAACGCAGTAGATGTTGTACGGATCGCCTTCGGGTAAGAAGATGTTCTTAACCACATGAGCCGCACCAAAGTCCTTGACCTCAGACCAGCCCCCGGCATTCTCACCCTGATTACGCGAGACGTACAGCGATTGTCCGTTTCCGGCAAAGAGCAAGCCGTCGCTAGATAGGGCTAAGGCAGTGAAAGCGCCGCCGCCCGATGGCCCGACACGAGCCGATACCGACCCTGACAGATTGCGTTCCACCAGGAGCGTGTTAGTATCGCCTCCAAACCAGACATCTTCACACTCGCCGTAACCGCGAATGGCAACATTGATCTGAGCCAGGCCCGACGCAATTTCAGAATTGCTTTCGTGCTGGTCGGTTGAAACGTGGAGAGTTCCATTGTCGGTTCCATAGTAGGCTCGGAGCGGGAATAGTTGGGCCATCATGGTGATAATGTCGCCAGTATTAGCACCAACATTGACGTTGGTAAAGGTAATCGTTCCCTCAGCGCCGAAGGTGATGTCGCCGTAGGCTATCTCGGCTGGGTTGCCCACATCGGTAAGGGAGCGGGAAACGGCAATCCTCATCCGGTTGCCGGTTGTGATTCCGCCCACGATATGGCCGATATGTTCGTCATTTCCAAAGGGGTTGGAACTCATAGCTGCCCAGGAGCCGCCGCCGTTAACCGAGTAGAAAACCTCAGCCGGTACGCCGGTGTCAGCCTGCTGGGAAACCATGATGTGTTTGCCAGGTCCACGATAAGCGGTAATACAGCCGCCAGGAACCGGATCGTTAATAACCAGAATACCGGTTAAGTCGGTGACGTTTAGGGCGTCGGTAAAGGTTAGGTTGGAGATGGTCATCGGCAAGAGCTTAAGATAGACCTTGCTGGCAACCGGCACTGTCTCGGTGACAATGGGGTCGCTGCCGTCCACGACCGGGCCATCCGTTTCCGTCCCGCCAGACGTTACCCGATTGCTGCCGAAATATTCCAACTGTCCACCGTTCAACCAGCCCTGGGGATTGTCGCGGGTAACACAGGGCGAGAAGGCCCGCCAGATAGGAAATTCATCCTGGGCCTTACCCCGCTTATCGAGATAGCTTTCCTCAACCGCCTTGCGAACGGTTAAGTTAAAGGTGTCAAGTCCGCTGGGTGGGGTCTTGAACGTTCGGGAAACAACAATCTGACCAAAGCGATTGTTGCTGTACTCCTGGTCAACGGTCGGGACATTGTTTTTTGTTCGGCCTGTCAGCCCGTACCGGGACAGGGATAGGGGAACCAGGTTCGTTCCAATGCCGCCAACGCGGCCATTGGGCATGGCAAATAAGGTCATTTTGCCAGCTGATAAATCTGTCATTATTCTTCCTCCTCATGGGTTAATTGGGATAACAAATAAGCCTCCCTTACCTGATAGACAAGCAAGTAGGTACTATAGCCAACAATGTGCGTACCGTGCTGGGGTAGGTTGTCCAGCTTTTCCAGGCTGTCAATACCCAATCCCTCTAAGGCGGCAATAACGAGCTTCGCTTTCTTGGCCGGTTTAACGATTTTGCGAATGTATTTATTGAACATAAAGCGTTCCTTACAGCAGAGCAAAGGTATATTGGGCGTCGCTCTGCTTTAGCTGCATCAAGATACGATAGGCTTCCACTTCACCCATCTTGGTTCCAAAAGGACAATTCAAGATGTCGCGCCGGATGAACTTAACCTCTTCCCCTTCCTTTCGTCTGGTCTGGGCGATGATGAGGTCTTGCTTGTATTCATTCTCTTTGGCCCGAACGTTCTCGCAGGTGGAGCAGATGGGCTTCTCCAGTCTGGCCGTTGTCATGTAGACAATGGCCTGGGCCAGCGCCTCCGGGATAACGTACTGGCCGTTCTCGACCTCCGCCAGACCAGACAGGTAGCTGCTGACAACTCTATCAGGCTCGAAGCCGTTGATAAAGGCGGTGTCGGTAAAGGTGTCGCCCTCGTAAATGGTGGGAACGGGCGATACCAGACCAACTTCCGGACTGCGTGGTAGAAGCTGGGCGGTCTGCACCTCGGCGATGTTGATGTGTCTGCCGCTCCAGTAAAGCGTACACTGCTCGGCCGGATCGGTGTAGACCCGATATACGTCAACAGCGGCAACAAAGCTGGCCGGAACATCTATGGGAATGCCGGAGCCGTAGGCTGAACCGGGCCACGCCTCCTGAACGGCTGGCGACAGCAGCATCTCGCTCGCTACCGTTGCGGTGAAGGTCGTGCCGTCGGCGCTCTTGGTCAGAAGCGGCCGAATCTCCCACTGTTTGGCTGCGCCCGTTCCGACAAAGAAGAGCCTTAATTCGGTTAGCTCAGTTAAATCGGTCAGCGCCGAAATGGTTGCCAACTCATCCCAACCATCGCCGTCCGGGTCGCTGTAGGTGACGGTCGCACCCGCTTCGATGAGGGTAGCGGCCCGCTTGCCGCCAGTGATGAACCGCTCTCGTTTCAGGGCAACGGACTTAAACGAGCCGTTGACACTTCGACCGGTCGTGCCGACAAAATCAGGGCGAAAGAAGGATGGGTACTGGCCGTTCTCGTTCTCGATATAGTGCGGGGCAGGCCAGTATCGTAGTTCGGAAGCAATGGCGTTTTCTGTTCGGGCCATCTCGCGGGCCAACTCTTCCCGGCTGACGCGCGTTCGATGCTGCCACTCATGCTGATACCAGATGTCACGGCAGCCCTCGTTTTGGGGGATTAAGGGAACGCTTGAATCATCACCACCATTAAAATGGACAGGATTGATACCCATAATACGGGCATAGGTGTCCAGGGGGGTGATGGTGTAGATACTAGCTCTTGCCATAATGTTTATCTACTAGCAGCGCCGCCGCCGACAAGGCGAAAGGCATGGCCGCTTTAACAGGTACAAAGACAAGCGCCAGTCCAACCCAAACCGACAGGCAGTATTTGCAGGTGAGTGCTTCTGATAGTTCGTTCGTACCATAGGAGATAGCGCCTTCATACCGAACGCCCGCCTGGTGGCGAAACCAGCGCAGACAGTCATAGGGGCCATCCTCTTCCATCAAGAGTTTGACCAGTCGCCACGTTGCCAGTGCCTTAATCAAATAGTCCATAACCAATAAAAAAAGGGCCGGTCAGCACAGGGAGGATACCCGCTGACCGGCCCAAGTGGGAGCCGTACAGTGAAATAGTACAGGAAATTATGAAAAGTTACAAGGGACGCCCTTTCATGCTACGTGCGAAACCTTCACTACTTGTGAAGCCTTCACGCCGCGTGAACTTCGGAACCGAATACCAGGTCAACGGTACTTTGTCCCACGCCAGGCAGCGCCAGCAAGCCGTCTGGCCCCAATGCCTGGGCCTGGGCTAAGGTGGTAATGCCTTTCTCCTCCAATGCCTTAAGCGAACGGAAGTTGATGGGTAGTCTACTAAGTGGTTCTTCGACAACGATGGGCTTGGGCGCCTCTCGCTCACGCTGTTTGGCCTGGTACGCTTCTCGTCGCTGCTGGATTAAGTCAACCGGATCGTAGCCGTTGACAGTCTTTCTTTCGACAGGTTCAGGCTGGGCGACAGGTTCGAGACGGGGGGCAGGAGCGACCTGTTCTGTATGGCGAGGCTGACCGCCACAGTCGCACCAGGCTGTCTCACGGTTAAACTGGAGAGGACGGCGGCAGTAGGCGCAGGCAAAAATCTGCACCTGTGCCCGCACATCCTGACTATCCACATTCTTAACAACATCGCCCTTCGTCACGCGGGTATAACGTTTGCCGGTTTCGGCGCCAACAAGCCACTGCTCGCCGCCAAAACCCTGGTAGATTACATCCATCGCACTCATCTCCATTGGGGCAGGTGGCCCCGGTTGTTTTTCATCGTTATCACAGTTACACATACGCTCTACCTCATTGAATTTCTGCTGGATATAGGTTAAGGAACGGGCGTACACATCCGGCTCCTGAATCCGCCGCCTGCCGCTTGCCAGGTCATATATCCACAGCGGCTCGGCAATCTTGGTGAACTGCCGCCCGCTCCAAGATAGCTGCAAAATCAGCAGGTTATCTTCCCACGTTTCCAGCGTCTCGTCAAAGGGGATCATCCACTCGCGCGGGATCAGGATATTCGTTCCGGCAGCGGTGTAAGGGATTGGCCCCTGGGGAAAGGCCGTTGCTTTCTCGCAGCGCCATTCAGGAACCTTATCTGGTATGTACGCCTTACCACCCGCAATCTTGGCCGCTGGTGGGCCGTAGCTGTCGGCGTACTGCTCGTCTACCAAAGCAATAAAATCACTGTACGGTATCTTGCCCGTCTCTTGAAAGCGGCGGTAATGCTTTGCCAGATATTCCGGTAGGATACGGTCGTCGGCATCGACAAAGGCTAACATCGCCCCCTTCGCCTGCCCTACGCCAGCATTGCGAGCCGCGCCCGCTCCCACGCCGTCCGTCTCTAAGTAGGTGACAAAGGGGAAGGCAGTGCGGTAATAGGCTTTAGCCGTCTCGTTCTCAACGCCATCCCATACCACAACTGCCGCCCATTCCCGCATAGTCTGCCCTTCGATGCAGTGCAGGCAGTTGACCAATAGCCCTTCGTGACCTGGGCCAACCGGGATAATGATAGAGACCTCCGGCTTCTCGTAGGAATAAACGGGATGGGCAATGCCGTTCACAGGCTGGGCGATAGAGGCAAACGGATGGACGCCGCCGCTGGTCCAGGGATGTTCGAGCGTCCAGTCCGGCTCTTCATAGCCCATCTTACCCGACACATGCCCCACACCCGAATAGTGAAGCCATCTGCTGGGCCTGTCGCGGTCAACGACATAGCTTGCGCCCCAACCCATTGCCCCCAATCGCAGCCATAACTCAGCATCCTCAGACCCAGCGCCATCCGGGGCGTAGAGCGGCATGTAGCCGCCCGCTCGCTCGAAGGCTTTGCGGCGAATCATACAGCCTGACGGAACCTGATTTATGTGCGCTAACTGCTTCTGATAATCAAATGGGAAAGGCCAGTTATACTCATAATCTTCAACTCTGCCATCGTCGTCCCAACGAATCTTGCCCGTCATACTATCTTTCTGGAAACCACGAACCGTATCTATGCCCAACATGGAAGTGTAAGCCACTCCCAACGTTCCATCTCGTTCCAACTCTCGCGCCAGAATCGGCGACCAACCCGGCTCAATATTATCGTCGGCATCTAAGAAAGCTAGATACTTACTCTGCCCCTGTCTGGCCCCATAATTACGAGCCAGAGCAACGTTGCCAAATTCGACCCGATGATAGCTGATACGGCTGTCTCCCTGAGCCGCCACAATCTCCTGTATGCCAGGGTCAGATGAATCGTCCACGACGATGATGTTCTTGACTGCTGAACTTTGGCCCATTGCGCCCTGTAGCGCCCGTTCTAGGGTATGATGGTAATTGTGGCAGGGAATGACTATATCGACTGAGGGCGGCTCGTTTTGAAGGGCTAGACGATAAACGGTGGCGACTTGGGCAACGATGCCAGGCCAGGAATAGCTCTTTGCGATTTCTTTGGCCCAGGTCGAGTAATCTCTCCTGTTGTAAAGTATATCTTCAAGAAGCATTACGGCGTCATCAAAATCTCTATAAGACCAACCGGCTTTCTTTCCTGGTCTTAAAAGAAAATTCGGGACCTCCCCAGCGTCAACCGTTAGCACCGGAACGCCACTAGCCATCGCCTCCAGTGGGGCGATACCAAATGTTTCCCGGTCTGAGGCAATGAACACCAGCGATTGCTGGATAAGGCGCTTCATCTCGCCCGAAGGAACCGCGCCGCCCAACACCTGTAAGTTGGCGGGCTGGTTAGGCCCGGCCAGGGTCGAAATGAACTTCTGACTTGGAAAGGCTTTTGCCAATCTGTTAATGAACGAAGGGTCGAGGCCGTCCGTTGCCCGGTTCTTAGCCCACAGGATATGGGCTGGCGTCTCATTATGCTGCCACTCCTCCCACTCTACGCCATGCGGAATGATGTGGGGTGTGACGCGCATGTCTCGTTGGAAGGGCATGGCAACCCATGGCGACGGAACGGTTACCTGACGGGCTAGGCGGTAGGAGCGTACTAGGTCGCGATTAACGACGTGAGCGGCATCACCTAATTGCGGCATCTCTCCCGTCCAGAGATTTCCGTGTGAATGAACCACCTGCGCTCCAGGATGGGCGGCGGCATGAGCTACCTCCAGGTCGTAGCTGGTCGCCATCGGGTCAACCAACTCAATATCGTAGTCCGGCAGGTAGCGGAAGTAATGTTTGATTACCTGGGCAATGCCGTTGTCGTGGTTTGCCAGGTCGTGAAGATGGGGATACATGCGTACTTTAATCATTTACCACGTAGCCAATTCGATGTCGGGGTCTGCCGCGCCATCTCCAAGAACTTCCTTAGCATTACCGGTTAGCAGAACCGGAGGCTGGGAGGTGCCAAGAATAGCCAGATATACTCTACCACCAAGCAAGATTTTCATCCGCTCCAGGAGGGAGGGTTTCCAGCAAGAAACAAGGGCGGGGCTGGTGTTGTACTGGATACGTAAAACGTGCATATTGCCGATATTCCTATCCTCGTCTCCCGTATAGGTTGTTTGTTGTTTATGAAAACTGATTGGTTTCATCACGCCTCTCTTTTATTCGGCCTCGGCTTGCGCGGTTTCCTGCGCTTCACCAGCCCTAATTCCGACAGCCTCTCCGCACTCAACTGCCCAATATCGCTGCCGGGTTCAACGATGGTAACAGAGAAGTCGGCATAGGGAACGGATGCGGCCCAGGCCCACACCGCTTCCTGAATTTCGTCCGGCTTGTCATGGTAGATAATGATGATGTCGCCGTCCTGGGGACGGATTACCTTGCCGTTAAGAATAAGGTCACTCATTGCCCATCCCTGTCCAATAAAAGGCTTCTTTTTCCATCTCGTCCAAAATAGAGAGACAATCGCTCGGTGTTAAATATTTGCCCGTCACTCTTTGCTGATTAAGCTCGCGTAATCCAGCCGCTTGGTTAGCACGTTTCCCGAACTCAATTGTCCACACCGGAAGGTCGTATGTTCGTTGGCCTACAACTAACTTACCATCGTGGATTTTGCCGTCTGTGTCATAAGAATAAGAATCAAGTTCGTACATCAGATAAAGCAACAGAGGATTATCAAGTTTGGCAGTCTTAACCTGGAGCCACCTTCTAAAATTTCCAATTGACCAATGAATAGGGTTATAGGATTCCGCCTCCATCTTCATGCTATATGTCGTTCCGATTCCCAGGTGGTCAACATCCATCTCCCGGTCTAGCAGGGATACGGCAGTTCGATAATCGCTCTCGCTTTCAAAGTAGAAAATCGCAGCGTATTTTTCCGTGACGGTTACACCAATAGTAGTTTCTTGTGCCATCTAATTCACCACTCTCTTCTCTGCCCTATAGATAGGGTTAAAGTCCTTATCTGGTTCCAAATGCCAATCGTACTTTTGGTCGGATACGGGGGTCTCGACAGATTCATACAGATCGTTAAACGCTATCTCTTCAACAAACCATGTCTTACCGCCACTTCTTACCCGCCAGTCTCCAGGGGAATACCTAAATTCTGAACCACTTTCCAAATCAATAAAGGTTCCTCCCTCGTCAACTTGTTCGGCAAATACAGTATGCGGCCTTCTTCGGTACGGTTCCATATTAGTTCACCACCAATCCCTTGCCTATCTGATTAGACATCCCGATGTGCGCCCATTGATATTTATTTAACCCATACATGGGAATGAACACCGATGGCCCGTTGTCGCCCAGTCCCCGTTTCTTCTCGATAAAGCGGGAACAGAACGCCATCTCCGTCTCGCCCAACGGCAAACTCTCATCGTACCAGCCGTAGTAATCGGTGTGAAACTGCCTGACCTTGAGATGAGGACGATTGGAAGTCACATACAATTCATTATAGGGCAGGAGTTCCCAATAGTCACCCCATGCCTGGGCCGCGAATTTATAATGCTTGTCCGGCTCAATGCACTCGCCCATATAATAGCGCACCCAACCGAAGCGCGGCTCGTTGTTCAGGCGGCGGGCGGCGTCGTTGAGGTCAAGAGGCTGGGTCAGTATGTGATCGTCGTCCATCTGAAACAGGAGGTCGGTGCTGGCCGTTTCAATCAGGCGGTTGAGATTTGCGCCTAACCCCCGCTTGGGGCCAGGAACAATGTGTACCCTATCATCCAGGACGGCAATCTCGTCCAGGCTTTCCGCGCCATCATTGCCAATCAGGTAGTGGATGTGGCCTAACTCGTAGCGGACATTGGCTCCAAATTGGGCAACGGCTAAGGCAACGGTGCTGGGCCGGTTGTAGGTGGGGATGAGGACGGTGATGTCGAGGTCAGCCATCTACATATCCTGTTGTAAGCAAGGCATCCAGCCCCGGAAATTCGTTGCCGGTATCAACTCGCCCTGGAGCACCGTGCCAGAGATAGCTGGTTTTCATCTCTGCTTGGTGGTCACTTTCCAGGATGGCGAACAAGCGTCGATACTTCTTGCCGGTTTTTTCCGTCTCCCGAACGCTTCCATGAAGAAGAGTGCGAACGACCTCTCTTTCTCCGCGAAGAAAAAGGCGGGTCATTCGTTCCTTATTTCTTTTCAAGATAACCTCCGGCTTGTCTATGTCAAGATGGGTCATATCTAAACCTCGTGATGTCGTCAGTGAAAAACGTCTCCACTTCTGCAATCTGTTCGGCTGTCAGCGCCTCGCGCCACTGCCCTATTTCGCCAGAATAGATGTGACGGGGCGACATGAAGTGCCGTTCGTTCTGGTCCAGTGCCATCCCCGCCCGTATCCGATTGGCCTCCCTACCCCACTTGCGGGCGATGTATTCGGCAAGGTCAGAATGAAGGTGAAAGTCCATGTAGCTGCCAACCACCTTAACAAACCGGGTCGGATCGGCCATCATATCTTCGTAACGAAGATACTCTGCTCCGGGGCCAATCCCATAAACATAGCCAGACTTGGTTTCCCACGAACTGAGCGCCGCACTCCAGTTCTGCACTGCCCTACTTGCCATCGTGCCTTCAAATGTATTTTGCTGAAAGTGCACGAGCGAGACGAATACATCTCTTGGATCGCGGACGGTCACAACAGCCCGATAGTCAAAACCCTTTAGCGCCGGATGCCACTCATGCAATTTGATGACTACGCCATTCGGCTCGCTCTCCCACCCGCGCACCATATCGGCGTCGATGCCGAATGGCCTAACCACTCGCCCGCCGTGTAGGAGAACAATTTCGCCCATGACCTGGTAGAGAAAGGTCGAAGCGGTTTTCATGGGGCCACCGGCAATATAGAGCATTTTAGATGACCCTCTGGTAAATCAACCTTTTTCGCAGCTCATGAACCTCTGCCTCCAGCTTTTCAACCCTTTCCTTAATGCTTGGTGGTTCTTCGCTAAACATCCTGACAACATCATTTCCATCGTCGTCGGTGACAACTTCACCAATTACAACGCCGGCCATATATTCCATACCCATCTTCTTTCGTCCATTATTTTAATTTCCTCAGAAGTTCCTTCTCGTAAACAGTCATTTCCAACACCGCTCTGATATTATGACCAGTGAGCGATTGGTATGCTTCCGCAAGCCTCTCGCACAATTCCGTATAGTTCTCCACCGTATTCGATAATTCTTCTCTATCGGCATCGTGTTGGATTAGCCGGTCGGCATACTCTTGTCTAAGTTCCTCGAATTTTTCAAACTCCTTGTATATGGAGTCTGTGATTTGTGCATCTAACTTGTCCACGATATTTACACCATTCTCCTAAACGACCGAATCGTACAGGCTCTCTCCAGTTCTACGAACCTATCACCATTGGCTGCATACCAATCCGAGACAACTTCATTCACTTCGGGACAGATGTGGTGCGGTTTGTTGGGGTCGCAGGAACCGTAGTCGCTACAATCGTGGAAGGCAACCACGCCATTGACGGTCAGACGGTCAATCCACCCCAGGTCTAATGTCACCCCCTGCCTGGAATGGTCGCCGTCTATAAACAACAAGTCAATGTCGCCAACGAAGGTTTGGAGAACATCGTGCGAACGGCCCTCGACCAGATAGAAGTTGCGGTTGGGATATTTCGGCCCCGCATAGCGGGCTAGGGAAATGTCTATGCCGGTGACAGAGACGGAGGGTTTAGCGCCATCGGTCAGGCAGACCATTGACTTACCAAATTCGATTCCAATATTAACAATACTTCCATTCTCTGGTACTTCCCCGGCAAGTTTATATAACCGTTTTGCCTCAACCTCTTGAAGATACCCTCTCGCTTTTAGGTGTCTGTCACTCACTCTGTAGCTCCTTTACTTGGGAAAAAGTATTTCTCAGGCTCTTCATTCCAATTAACACCTTCTATCTGGTTTGGCGTAACCACTTTCCCTTTGATAATGAAAAAGCGGTCTCCGTATCCAGAGAACCTACTAAGTCCAAGATAGCCCGTCGCTTTGATTGGATGAAGCGGTGCTTCTTCGGTAGCGTGACTGAGTTCATTGACGAGAGAATCCTCTTCACGCACTAAGACAATGCCAGCACTAGGAGAGATAACGAAATATACATCTTCTTTTTCAAATGTTGGTCTGTCAGACATATTCTATCTCTACCTCCAGTGGGTCAATCGTCTCGTTCTCAAAATATATACGAACAACCTGCCTACCCTGCCGGGCAAGGTCATTGTGGATTAGTTGGCGGATGTAGGCCACCAGTGACAGGTCGCGCTCGCCCGCTCGCTCAGTTGCCGCTTCGTGCAACTCATCTTCTAATCGTACAGAGAAAGATACCATAACCTGATTCTATCTGGCAAGGTTTACGGTGTCAAGTTGGTGCAAATATGAGAGCGTTGTGAGCGACGGTTGGCAGTGGAGGATGTCGTGCTATAATGTTCATGTTTGTTCTCTGCGGCGGGAAGGTAGGAGTCCCCCTAGCTCCTACCTTCCCGCCCACCTAAAAACATTCGCTGGCAGTAACAGTAATAGGGGGCCAAAACGTTCTCATATCCTTCTTCCAAAGTAAAAGAGCTATCCTATATGGATAGCTCTTTTACGTAAAGGAGAACTACATGAGAAGTAGTTGGGCGGACGGACAAACCATAACCCATTTGCCGGGACGTGTCAATAAAAAAGAGAGTGGCATAAAAACCACTCTCTTTTTATTTAAATAATCAGGATAAGAATTTGAATAAAACTCTTATCGTTGCGATTTTTATAGCCAAGCAGCGTAAGCTGTTGGGCCTGCCGGTGAACGTCCAGGGGTTGAAACGCCACCATTGACCCAATAATTTGAGTCTGGATGCGGGTCGCGCAGCGGTGCATTCTGGCGGGCATATTTGAGCCGGATAACTCTGAAACCAAGATGGGGTGTCCGTACCACAACACGGGGCGCGGTCGTCATCTTCAACTTGAAGCAGGTGAACTTGCCATCTTGCGACCACAGGAACCGACCGCCATCTGTTGACCAATTGATGAGATTGGCCGGAAGTCCGGCTGCCTGGGCATTAATATCTGCATAGTTGAGATACTGCCAATAAGTGACGGGCATACCGCCTGCCGAGAGGGGGATGAAGTTGAAGGATGAGGCAAACTCGCCCATGCCCAAGCCGGGATTGGAGGCGCTATTCTCTTCCGGGATGCCATGATCAATGACGACATTGTAGCGCCGACCGTTGATGTCGATGTACAGCCCGGCTCGCATCGCATCCCGCTCCTGAACGTTGGTTCTGGCGTCGATCATCACGCGAGCATTACTACCGGCAATGACGGCCATATCGGGCTGCGTGTTGTAGGCGATGGGCCAGACGCTTGTTAGAACGCGCCATAGCTGGGGCCGAACGGCAACGACGAAATCGGCCGGGTCCATACCGGTGTCCATCGCCAGATTAAAGGCGAAATCTTCCGCCTCTTCGATGGGGGCCACAACGTCAAAGGCTGAACCAACGGTCTGGTAATTGACGTTGATAATGGTTGTATCAGCCGAGGGTAGCGCCTTGCCACTAATTTCGGCATCGACCTGCCCGGTTACAAGCTGGGATTCCAGACCTGGGAACTCAGCATAGCCGCCCAGCGTCTTAACCGCCACATTGCCTGTCCAGAGCATCTTATTCAGCTTGCGCTCCATCCGAACGCCGGTCTGGAGTTGTTCGGCCTGAACAACCAGGTTCAGGATGTTGGCCTGATTCAGATTGGTGGGATAGCCAATGCCCCGGTTCTCATCATTCAGAAGCGAGCCAACGAGCATTAAGTCAGTGAAGTCGCCCCGGTTAATCTTGGTGATAGTTTGGGTGATCTCGATATTCTCGGTGTCGCGGGAAACAACGCCGAAACGGGCGGTCAACGTCCCTGATTTGATGTAGCCCGATGGCGCATCATCGCAGGGGTAGGTTGGTTCGCCGCCCTGATCATCGGAGATACCGGTCAAGAGACCGAACATCGGGTTGGTATCGTTGGACGGGAAGGCTTGCAGCAGGGAGCCAAGTCCTCTGGCCCGAACATGAGTAGAGATAACGGCATTGTCCAGTCCTGGGGTGTTGAACAACCCGCCCGGCCCGTGCAGCAGTGTGCCGGTATGGGCATTGACAACATCACGGGACAAGGCATTACCGCCATATTGATGTAGACCCTGCATGATGTCTAACCCGCCACCAACGTCACGACCGCGCCGGGCAGACATTTCCAGGTGACGAGCAACTTCTTTAGCGAGGGCTTCGATTTCGCCAGCCATGTTATTTCCCTCCTTTGATTTGGGCGTCCAGTACAGGAATGCCGGTTAAGCCGCGCGATAAACCATTCATATTTATCGGGCGATCATCTTCTGTCTCGAACGGTTTCTTGTCCAGCAGCCCATTGTGTCGGGCCAGGTTGCCGTCAGGCTTATCCTCGCGCAGCAGTCGTTCGGCAATAATGGCCTGGAGCGATGCAGGTGGAAGCTCTTCTTTGGCGCGAGAAATCTTTTCGCTGTCGTCCGCCTCCAAAGCATCCAACCGCTGGGAGATTTGTTCGAGCGACTTCACAATTTGAGGCAGTAAGCTCAGGGCGTCCTCGGAACCTTTTACCAGTTCCACAACGACATCAGCCACTTCCTCCCTGGTGACATAGGCAGGCACTTCCTTCTCTACCACGTCCTCTTCTTTTTCATCCTCATCGGGCGGCATGTCTGCTTTTTCGACAGGGACTTCTTGCTTTTTAGTAGCCATAATAATTGCAACCTCCTTTCTTGGTGCATTTTGGGCATTAGCGTCCTCGTCGAAGTCCGCAATTGCCATATCCAATTCATTTAGCGGTTCTCTAAAACCCGATTTTTGGAACCAGTCATCTTTGTGTTGGGGAATTTTCATTTTGCCATCCATGCTGTTCTGTGGTTAGCGGCGAATTTAACGGGGAGAACAGAGAACTCCTCTGATAAATACCAGGTGATAATCTGCTCGTCGTGGGGGTCTACGCCGTACAAACCAGCCGGTACGCCATGACTCATACCTAACGGCTCGTCCACTTTTGAAAACAGTTCAAACCACCTGGCATATTTTGCACCGGGCTTCTGAACGCCTGCCGTAATGGGAAAGCCCCGCTCGTCGTAGGCCATCATCAAGGTATCGCCAATGGGATAGGGTAGATGCCAGGGCCAGAGTTCGGGAGCGGGCTTGCCAAATATCTCTCTGTAAAAACCGCTGTCTACGGCAGATACCATAAAGCGGTGGGCGTCGGCGGAAATGATGTGCTGGGGATAGCCCTCGTCCTGAATGTTATTGGACGGAATGCCGATCCAGTTCCATAGGCCGCTATCGCTGTCCCGCCACATGGCGGTTGAGGCTTTGTCACGGGTCATAATGGCATTGGCGGTATCGGCGTCTACCGGGGTCTGCTCCAGCGCCACACCAACGGCTGTGCCAAAGTTGTCTAACATCTCGCCTATCAGTCCCGATAATGAGATGCGGGTCGGACGGTCGATTACCCCGCGCCCGAATAACTGGTCGGCAGCAACGGTAAATGATTCGTGAATACGGGCTTCCAGGACGTTGCGAACGTTTGTATTTATCATGCAGTAGACAACAAAAAAGGGCTGCGAGATGGAAGTCTCGCAGCCCAAGTAAGAACTGTTAATTGGGGACAGTATATATCAGGTTATGTTTCCTTGTCAAAATTCTCCGGCGATGTGAGGGAAGCGTCTGCATGAATAGAGCCGCCCGGTTGGGCCGTCACCGTCATACTCGCCCCCCGTCCCATGCGTACCCGGTCAATAATATCATTGGCATAATTACTGCCCCGACTGATAATGATGCCGGTAATAACTACCCCCACATAGGGGATGCGGGCCTGAAAACCCAGCGCGTCAAAGAAGTCCAGGTTGTAGGCAATGGCTGTGACAATGGACAGGACAAGGGCCACGATAAACCGCCAGTTCTCTCCCAGCCACTCTTTCGAGAATGACAGCCCCTTGAAAACATCGAGGGCATTAACTGACCCCTCAACCAGCACCGCTCCCAGAGCGATGAAACCAATTAGCTGTAAAGTAGTGTCCACATTAAACCTCCATTAACGCATGAGTGACTAATAGTTAATCCATGATACCATTATGACACTAAAACAGCAAGGAGAATGATATGGAGAAGCTATTCGACAAGAACGGCAAAGAGATTCGGGAGGGGGATACGGTCTCCCTTGCCGGAAACATGACCGCCGATGATAGCCTGGGCTATTTGCCTAATGGTTGGATATTTGATGAGAGTGATGTGTACGAAGTTTACTTTGATGAAAGGATTCAAGGGTTGGCATTGCAGTTGGGAGTGGAACCAGATAGCGCAGAAAACGCCAAGTATATGAATCACGCCATGTCACTATTATATGGCGGTATGGTAGAGATTGTAGAAGGAGAACGATAGATGACAAACTTTGAGCTCAAAGTATTCCTGGCCTCCTTTGTATTTGTGCTTGCTGCATGGCAAGCTGTTGCAGAAGTTCTCTTTATATTAACTGACGAAGCCGATAAGGGGTATACCCGATTTCAGACCTGCCTCCTGTATCTTATTATTGGCCTGTTGCTCCTTCACGCCGCGTGAAGATTCAGGAGGAGATGGGTGATTTAAGGTAGCCCAGGATCGTAACTGTACCGGCCGTTCCTCCGCAAGCCCCTCGCCCGCATCACGGCCGACATAACCGAACTCCAGCGCGAACGTCTCCACGAGAAAGCAGAATTATTCGGCGGCTGGTCTGAGCTATGCCGCCGAATTGCCGACGATGAAATTAAATTGAGTTTTAAGGAAGGGTAACCAAATGATTTTCTCAATTAGCGACCTACCGATAACCCCGGAAAACCTCCGGGAATACGAAAGATTCTTATTGGAAATACACGACGAAGTACCATACGGCGAATTGTGCGACTGTGGCGACTGTCTGGGAGTTAGCCCTCGTTTGATTGCAGCGGCCGACAGGATAGAGGAGCTTGAAAAGAAACAAGCCGCCCTGAAAGATGATAACGAGGCTCTGAAAAAAGAACTCGGAAGTTCACCAACGGCCGACGCTCTCAACAAACTATGGCAGGACATCATTCTCAAGAGAAAGCCCGACTATGGTGATTGGGAATATCCCGGTCAGGCTTACCGGCATTTATTGACAGAGTATGAGGAATTGAAGGCCGACCCCTGGCAGCGAATCACGGCCGATCCTGCGACGTTGCCGCCTGAGGACACCGCCCTATTAATCTCCATTGATTTCAAAAACGGAAACGGCCAGATTACAATTGATGGGTATTACCACAAGGGGATGTGGTGTGTTGGCAAATGGAACGAATCTCCCCGCACAGAACATAGGCCAATCATCACTCGCTATTACGCGGTAGAGTACGCCTGGCAGCCCTGGCCCGCGCCCGCGCCCTATCCCGATAATGAGGTAAGCAAATGATGGACTTAGAGACCGTACTAAAAACAGAAGATGACATCCATCTATATTCTGGATTTCGTTGGTTGTATTGGGATGGAACTCTGTGGGTGGTCAAGCAGAGTGCGCATAGGCTGGGTGGCGCGAAAACACTTTACAGCGGTAGCTCGCTACCCATAGCCTTTGATTACTTAGTCAATGAACAGGTAGGAGAGGTAAGCGAATGAAAAATCACGACGATTGGACTGATGCAACCCCGGCCGAACAAGCCGACGACATGCCGTTTGCCGACATGGGCGAACGAGAGCCGGGAGTGCGGTACTATACTCCTGGAGAATTGGAAAGGACGTATCGAATAAGCCAGGTGTTATCATGCCTGGTGGTCGGTTGCCTGGTATTGATTGTCGCGGCCGTGATTGCGGCCGCTTATTTGTATTTGGTGATGAGGTGAGTGATGGGAATTAAAACAGCGATAGAATGGTGTGATAGCAGCCTGAATTTACAAATGGGTTGTAATGGCTGCGAACTATGGACTAGCCGAGTAAAGAACTGCTATGCCGGAACCCTAACCGAACGATACGGCGGTAGAAAAGGCTGGCCGATGTCCTTTGAAAAGCCGGTTACATTTCCAGAGCGGTTACAGAAGGCGTTGAGATGGCCCGATTTGACCGGCACAGAACGGCCTGGTAAGCCCTGGCTTAATGGCTTACCGCGTCAAATATTCTTGGACGACATGGGCGATACCTTTACTAAGGGGTTGCCGATTGACTGGCTTCTTCCCCATATCCCCCTCATGGAAGATTCGCCCCACGTCTATCAATTCCTGACAAAACAGCCGAAACGCATGGCAAGATTCTTTGCCGATTATGTCGGCTATGTGCCAGGTAATTTTATCTTGGGAACGTCTGTAACTAATCAGACAACCCTTGATAGTAGAGTCGGTCATTTAGCGAGCATACCCAACGCAACCAGATTTCTGAGCATCGAGCCGCTATTGGGGCCAGTCAGTCTGGAAAGATATTTACCCATTGAATGGTCTGAGATTGGCTCGTGTTGGGTTCCATCTCATCCGTATGACCCAGGGGCGCGGTCTAAGATTCACCAAGTAATCACCGGCGGAGAATCTGGCCCGAACGCACGGCCGATGCACCCGGCTTGGGCGCGGCTATTAAGAGACCAATGTCAGGCGGCTGAGGTCGGTTTCTTTTTCAAGCAGTGGGGAACGTATGCCCCGCGCGAGCGGACGGACAAACAAGGGGGGTGGTGGCTGGGACAAGATGGCGTGAGTTGTCGCTTTGTTGGGCCAGAGGAGCAGTATGAGGAGGACTTGGCAATGGTCAAAGTCGGCAAGAAAGCTGCTGGCCGCTTGCTGGACGGCCGCGAGTGGAACGAAATGCCCCAGCAAGCCATCAGCGTTTCATCAGATTAAGGAAAGGACAATGAACATTCAGGAACTAGCAAACAAGGCAGCAGAGGTAATAAATCACGCGGGAAAGAGCGGCTTTCCCGGCCAGGATACACTGCAACTGGTTATGCCCCACCGCAAAAAGTGGGCCGAAACTCGCTATCTTGCGGGGCGAAATAGCCCTAAAGGAACCTACCTGGATTACTGCAAAGACGGGGAAATAATTAACTTTGATGCTATTGACATGCTGGCGTGGTGTGTTGCCAACGGTGCGACCGGAACGGCTGTCATAGACGGTAAGCAGGTTAATTTGGCTGACTTGTTACCAACCACAGCCCCGGATTCCAACTAAGCCCCTGATACCTCAATTCAATATGCAGATGCGAATCGCCAGCCACCGCCCCCGTCCGCCCCACGTACCCAACCACGTCCCCGGCCGCAACCCCAACCCCGCAGCCCAACCCCCCAACAACGGCCGACAAATGGCCCAGGACAATCACCCGGCCGGAACTGGCAACGGCGACCATTTCCCCAAAACCGGCCGACGTGTAGCCCGCCCAAACAACGGCCCCATTGACCGGCGAAATAACCGGCGTTCCGGACGGGGCATAAATGTCGATACCTACGTGCCGTCCCCCAGGTTCGAAGCCAAACGGCCGAAACTCGGCATACCCCGGAACCGGCCACCTCATGGAGCCAGTCCAGCCCCAACCATAACGCATGGGGCAATAGCCACTATCGTACTGGCCCGCGCCACTCCAGGGAAATCCAATGGGGGGTAGGCTGTCGGGTTGGGACTGTGCGGTTGGCGCTGGCTGCGCTACGGCCGTAGGCGCTGTGTCTGGTGGTGGCCCGGCCGGGTCACCTATTGGTACGGTTGGGTCACGGCCGGAAGCCAGAAGAATGACGAGTATAAGGGGTATCAGGGCTAGTCGTTTCATCCTGTCACGTAATTAATCCACTGAGGGGATGTATTTCCAGGGCATTGTGTTTGCGCCCCAGGCATGTCTCGATGGCGAGTTACGGCTGCAATCGTTGGTAACTGCCCTTTCAGGTAAGCTACCAACGACCGGGCCGCGTCAAGCTGGGCCTGGGGCGGGGGATTGTCGGTAAAGTTACCCAACAAACAACAGCCCACAGACCACAGATTCTCATCCCCTGGCGCATTCCAAGAGCCAGCATGGTAACTCTTGGTAGTCAGGTGATTGACCTGGTAGATAGTCCCATTTGCTCCAATACAGAAGTGATAGCCAATTCCGGGCCATCCATCGGGAGCATTCGGCCGGGGCGCGACGTGGTAATTGGCTATGCTGGTCACCTCTGCTAGGGGATTAGAGCCGCCGCCGCTTACTGAATGATGAATAGTTAGGGTCGTGATTGCCGATAGCGGCCGTGACGCATACGTTAACGTCGCGTGTTTTTTGAGCTGGTCTACTACGTCAATCAAAAAGGGGTAGGGGGAGGAGACACCGCCGGGTCACCAAACCACTTTGCCGCCCCCCAGGGCTGGCCGGGCGCGGGAACGTCAACCCAATACACCCGCCACTCCCCGGTTTTAAGGTCAACGACGTAGGCTATTTTCTTTTCGATTCCGTCCGGCGTTATGTAGTCTAGCTGGTCGGTTGCGATATTGAAGCCGTCGGCGCTGATAGCTACCTGAAGCGCCGATGTTTTGTTGAATGCTATTTTCTTTTGGCTCTTGGCGTAAGCCCAAGCCTCTTCTTGCCATGTCATAGGTATTACCTCCACTAATCCGGCCGTCCCCCAAAAAATAGCGTTATTCGCCAGCGGATAATTAAACCGCCATTCAACCACCAACTGCGCCGCCCCAGCCGCCACATCAAACACCGGTTCATTAATCTCGCCCGGCTTCATTAGATACCAGGCCGAGCCATTGACCCGAAGCTGCCCGGCCGGATTGTTCGGATCGTAGGTGGCGTACTTTTTGGGATTGTAGCTGGCGACCAAATCAGCAAAGAAGCGAATCGTCGCCTTGCCCGGCTTGCTCAGCGGTTGGGATAAATTTTGGATATATGGCCCATGCCACGTACCGCTGCCCTTAAACGCCTTCACCGCCTGACTGCCCGTCAAGCCAAACTGTTCCCACTCCCCGGCCGGAAGCTGCGACTTCAATATAACCCGCGTCTCCGGCTTCACATAAGCGGCCGGATCATAAGGATTGGCCCCGGTGTAATAGTCAAACTCCCATTCATTCGGAACCTGGCCGGTTGCCTGGTCGTACCAGCCGCCCTCGAAATCGGCGTTCCTGAGCAGGTTGCCCGTTGGCGGCGGGGTAGGTGGGTCGGGCGGCGGTGGCGGCGGCGGGGCTGGTACGGCAGTCCAATTCTGCCCGATTACCTGACACACTTTAACCAAATCGTCCCCGGCCGTCTCAAATTTACCCCATTGACTGCCGCCGCCGCTAGTGAACCAATGAGCGCCCAAAATGCGGCCTTGTTGCCAGGCGGCCGTCGTCTTTAGTTTGTCAATGAACCACTTCACCGATTCAACATACTTGTTAATATCACCGTTATGCACATTTGGATGTTTCCAGCCGTCAATAGCAGATGAGAACGGCCCGGTCTCAGTGAATAACCATTGCACCGTATAACCGGCTGCTTTGAAATTGTTATCCAGCTTGACAAACCGCCCGGCGTAAAACTCCCATGAGCCAGGATCGCGCGTGCCATTTATCCAATGGTCATAATTGTGGAAGCCCATGACGCAATCATACTGCACAGCTATTTGAGCAAAGCCGTTTGCTACGTCATTGCCAACTGGCGCGTTAACCAGCACCAGGCGGATGTGGGCCAATTCCGGCTTAGTCCGATATTCATTCTTCCAAACATCGGCAACAGCCTTCGCCCAGGTCAAGCGGTCTTGTAATTCCTGTCCGGTGTGCGAACTTGCCAAATATTCATTGAGCTCCTCGATGAAGTCCACCTTATGAGCGTTCTGCATGAAGGTGGTGTCGATGAAGCTCTGGTAGAAAGCCCGCGCCCGCTGCTTGTTCTCCTCATAGGTCCCCCCAAAAACATAGTTGTTGTCATACCAGTGACGGAGAACGCTGGTAACATTACCCGACACGGCCGCTTCTCTTGACATGCCCGCCCGCCCTGTCTCCGGTAATGATTCAAGCCAGGCGTGGCGATTGGCTGTCATTTCCGCCTCCGATAACGGCTGCACCTCTTCGAGCGCGTCCGTGCTGTCAGGCCACCCCATCGCCTCTAATCGCAATGTACCCGGAATCATCTGCACCTGGTCAACGTACTTCACCACGAAACCATCCGGCAAATACCCGACCGCCTCAAGCCATTTATTTACTGATTGCTGAAAATGTGGCATCGTTAATCTCCTAACAATAAGTTGTTATCATCCCCCCAAGTCACTACTCATTAAAGCAAAAACGAAGCCGCGAAAAAAGCCAGCCCAAACGCTTTCAGGTCATAGCCACGCGGGGAGACCCCCAACCCGGCCAATACGAAAAGTACAATCGCAATGATAATTAGAATCAACTTCCAGGGCATTTCATTCACCTCACTTTTTTTCTGCCAGTTGAACGGCCAGCAGTGTTACCTCTTTCTGCAACTCCAATATTGTTTGGTTCCCCGCCTTCACTTCTTCTCTGAGTTCCTTTATCGTCTTATTCGCATCGTCAAGATTGGTATTCGCCCGCTCCAACGCCGTCGCCAGCGCGTCTATTTTCCCATGGAGTGTACCCACACGCTGCTCATACAGCGTTTGGGCCGCTTCTATTGCTGCCTTCAATGCCCTGACCTCGGCCTCTAATTCCCGCATTTGTTTTATGGTCTCTTCCACGCGCGACTGATAGTAAGCCGTCTCGGTTTGCCGGGTATCGCTTTCTATCTGGTCGGTTTCGGCCGTCGTTTTTCGCACGTCCGCCCGCACCTTACGTCTATTAATGTAGGCCATAGCCAGAGCGGTGACTGTTCCGCCGCCAAAGAGAGAAATAAGTGCTACGATGTATGGTTCCATGCTCTAATCCTCATTACATTAAACCTTCACGCCGCGTGAACATTATGGATATGCCCTGTTTGCCACCGGATTGCGGAACGCCTTCCCGATCCATGTCAGGCCGTTATCATCCAGGAAACTACTAAACACACAGCCTTCGTTCTGGACAGTATACCCGAAATATCTTCCGATTCGTGAATCTGTTTCCAAAGTCTTTAACCATAACAAGAAATTATTGTAGTCCGTCTTGGTTGTATTGCAGCCATTCCAGCCAATCTCGGTGACCCATATCGGCCTGTCGCACGGCACGAATGAGCAGAATACATCTATTTGCTTGGCCGCATTCCAGCCGGTCGAGTTAGGATACATGTGCATACTCCAGGCACATATCCGCGATAGACTGCCGCCCAAATCTTCAAAGACTGTGATGAACTCCTGCACCCACCGACCGTCCTGGGCGGATGAGATACCAGGTCCGACAAAGCAACAACCGGGACAATGACTCATTGCTTCTATCATTACAGTGGCCGCTGCCTGCTTGGTCATGCTGCACTGGTCTGGCCTATCCGGTTCGTTGATAACATATACATATATTCTTGCATTAGCCGGAACAACTTGTTTCCACTGCGTCAGATAATCATAGCCATTCTTCCACCCGCACCACAGCGTTGATATTTTCTGTGGGCCGTAACTTGCTTGCCAGTCGTGATAGAACGAAGCACAGAAATAATCCAGATGTGCGCCACCATTAACGGCAGCCAATCCCTTCTTTGCGCTGGCCTGACACGGGAATGAAACTTGCAGGAACGGTATGTAATCCTTGCTAATAACCTGTGGCTCTGGTCGTGGTTCGGGGGCGGGAGCGCAGGCGACAAGAATCACCAATAACAAAAAGCACCAACGCATCAAACTTGCGCTCCAATTGCGGTCATAAATGTCTGGATGGCGGTGTAAAAGTCGGCTTGCTCCGTCGCATCCATTGAGCGACCAGCAAGGGCAAAGGCGTACTGGCGAGTAGAGTAAGCAATAGTCAGGGCAGATGCATGATACGCTCCAATAAAAAGGGTGACATTGGGCAACGCCGCCGACGCGCCGCTCCCGGTGTCTATGAGTACCCCGGCTTTGTATCCCTGCACGGCATTACTAGCCGAACGATTGGCGGTGAAAAGGGAGCGAGAATCAAGATTTCCAGCAACTAACCCCGACTCATTGCCATTTACCCCGCTGATAAATGTGTCAGAATTCCGTATTGCCATCCTTATGGTTCTGGTTGAATTATCCTGCCCCCCCATGTCGGTCATGTTGTTAGTATCTACATTAGTTCGACTATATATACCGATGCAAGCCGAGTTCTGCTGATAGTTAACTCCCTGAGTGGAGGGGTTGAAATTGGTATCCAGGTGGGAACTTGCCCCGTCGCCGGTAACCCCCCGGTTGGCTTCAAAGGCCATTGCATTAACATTGGTGGCATTGTGCGTTCCTGGATTAACAATGTTAATGAGCGCATCGGCCGCGACCTCATGGGCCAGGATATACATGAAGTCAAAGGCATCTGACAGAGTTGTGATTCCCAAAGCTGCCCGAATGTCAACAAATAAATCACTGGCAGCATTACGCCAGGCGTCGGACGGCTGGGCTGAGTATGATGATTCGACGGTCAGGTACTCAGTGTCTAGCCCACCGCCCAACGTCCCCTCGACCACATAAACGGGATAGATGGGGGTTGGCGTAACCAGCCCGTTACTTTCATTAACCTCGTAAACGTCAATGGGCGGCCCTGCCTGAATAGCCCGCTCGCCTTCGGCCACAGCATAGACCCGAATGATTCGTCCGGCAACGAGGCGGTTGCCTGGATCAGTGATAACCCGAACGCGGCGAGCAGGGCCAGCAACAAGACGATTGCCGGGGTCGGTGACGGGAATAACTTTGATGATGCTCATAGCCAGGGGGCCGGGATGGATGTACCGGGATAGCAGCGACGGCGGATTACACGTTCCTGACGCGGAATCGCCGTGTGCCAGAAACCAGCCTGCCAGAACCAGATAGTGAAGAAGGATGAATTAAACATATCAGTCACCTAGATTATACGTAATGGCCGTTCGGTTGCCACTGCCGTCAACGGTTGCGATAACCCGGTTCTTGTCATTGGCTACCGCGCTTCTAAAGGTATTCGACCCTGTTCCCGCACCGCTTACCCGCCCCCCGGTCGTGGCGGCAATGAGACGTATGGCCTCTTTGAAAGTCATGCCCGTCTCGATAGCTGAGGCCATGATACCGGCGACAACAGCCGACGTGTCCGGCGAGCCTATGGCGGCAATGAGAGCCGGGATGGTTATGTCGGTATCCTCCAGGATGTCGTCAACCTTACCGTCAGTCGCAGCCAGAGCCGCTCCCGCCGCCGTCTCAACGGCCGCTGCGTCCAGGTTATTCAGACCACCGATGGCATTAGTAATGACCGTTTCGGCCGCGTCCAACTCCGTCTTTGTCGGCCCATCGTAATCCGCCAGGGCGGTATCCGCCTCCGCATTCACCTGCGCCGGTGTAGCCCTTGTTGTCACGGCCGCATCCAATGCCTCTACCCCCGCCCGTTGAACTGACCACACGGCTGGAAGGTGCTGTTGGTCTACGGAGGTGTCAGTCGTCTTGAACACAGCCACATACTCGCCTTCGACATCGACGCTGACCGAGGCCAGGACATATCGATATAAGCCGTCGCCTATTTCCGTCGCGCTCCCGGCCGTCACAATCTCCGCCGCCGTACCGTCCTTCTGCACCTCCCAAACGTCAATCGTCACCGTCAGGCCGGTCGCCCCAACCTTCGAGGCCACGTAGTGCGCGAAAAATGTAACCGCGTTATCAATCTGCTCAATCATTGCCGCCTCCGGGCATTATCCTAGCCGGCCTAACATTTGGGCGATAAATGGCCCATCCAACTCGCCTTCCGCACTGCCAAAAAGGTTGTATACCGCTTGCGCGTCCACTTCGGATAGATTCAACGCCGCCGCCAAACTAGGCCAGTCCTCTCCCAATGCAATCTGGTCAAAAACCTCTTTAAGCCGGTCACTGTCATCTACCACATTCTGCAACTGCCGGATAAACCGGCTCAATTCGCCCGATAATCGGGTTGCTGTAGGACTAATCTCAATATGTGCTGATGCCACGATAAATCTCCTTTCTAAATAGCCGCCATCACTGCATGAACCGCCGCAACTTCCGGCGCAGTCAGGGCAATGTCGAAAATGTACAATGCCTGCATTCGGACGGAACAGAATAATACCGGCGTCCCAGCATCGTTTCTGCATCCGAGAAAAACTGGAACACACGCTGCGGTCCAGGATGACAGGGAAATCCCGGCGTCAGCGCCATTCAGATATGCCCGATTTCCCGCCACTGCCAGATTTCCGGCCGCAATAGATACGCTGCCTATAGTCTCGCCACCATTCGCAGCCCGCCAGCTGCCGCCCGCCGTCGCTACGATAGAAAAATTCCGGCGGCCCGTCCCCCCATTACCGCCGCCTAATGCTCCCGTTCCCGAAACCTGCCCATTCGTAATCTGAATCATCATCGACTGGCTCTGGTCGGTCTGGGGCGTGAATCCAGTAAGCATGTACTGGTCTACGCCGTTGAAAATCAGGCCATCCGTCGAATTCCACGTTGGTGCAACCCCCACCGGCAGGTCATTGCCATTACCGCTCAAATCCAAGTACGAGGCTGCCTGAGACGCCGCCCCCTTAAAATGGTACGCGCCCCATGCGGCGGGCAGCCCACTGCCAGCCGACACCGAAGCCAGTGGTCCGCCCATACTGCGCCTGCTCGCCAATACCGGTCGAATCATCAATCCACCTGTTCTGGCAGCATACAAATTAACGCCAGCCGTTCATTGATACTTGTCAACTCGGCCGTTTCGTTCGGCCACTTAATCCACCACTCGCCAGCAGGCGAGGTATCGAAATCCTGCGACCCTTCCGGCCCCAATCCTAAGTCCGTATCGTCCCGATGCTGTACCAGACCAACCGGGGCGTTTTCAATAGTCAACGGAATGCAATCAAGACTGACGGCCGTGCAGCCCTCGACCGCCCGCCCGTAGCGGTCGGTATAGCTGGAAAAGTCAGCCAGCCCATCGCCGTCCGGGTCATGCTGCGCCCGAACCCGAAACTGTAGGACATGCTGCTGAATGGTCGAGCCGTTCAGGTGGCAATTCCCGTCAATGCAAAATGTCGCCTCATCTGGCGCGAACAACGTATCCAGCGCCGTCTCATTCCAGGCGTCGGCAATCGCAAAGGCTACGATTACTGGATTTAGAACCTCTACGCTGCCATCCTCGGTGGATGGCTCTCCATACCAAAAGAAAGTCTGCTTTCCGGGACGAGTGCCGGGAAAACCGGGCGCATCGAAATGAATCCGCCTTCCCCCAGGCCCATTGGGGCATAGCGGGTGGAGGTCGGGCAGGGGGGCGCAATCCGTTTGCCCGTCAATCTCTAAATTCCCATAGTTCAACCAACCACCGAAGCGCACTATGCCGCATTCACCATCACCCGCCCGGCATACTTGCGCTTCCACAGAATAGGAATGGAAGCGTCCTAAGTAACCGCCCTGCCACGTTCCGTCTGGCATGAGGAAAGGCGTGCTATCTACGTGTCCCTGAACCCGCAAGTCCCGTATCCATACATCACGGCCGTTAGCCGGAATATCCATTCGCGTTATCCAACTGTATGCCTCATGCTTATGGAGATTCTCATCGGCCGTCTGCCAGGGATAGGACACGGAGGTTCCCCCAAACCATGACCCGGCCGGGCCGAAGATAGCAACAACTTCAGGCTCGTTTGGATTGTGCTTATGTTCATGGTCATAATGACAATCGCCCACCGCCGATACCAGCGCATGGTACTCGTTTGGATTGTGAGTGGGGCATAGTGGCAGGCTGCCGGTCGGCGTCCCTGTCCCGGTTGGCACGGCCGTAGGCGTTACCATCGGGGTGCGTGTCATGCCCGGCGTTAGGCTTGGGCTTGGGCTTGGGTCAGGCGGCGCATCGGGCATGACACACTCCGCCCAATTGCCGCCCGTTCCAGACTGAACGGCAATCACGCCCGGGTCCGGGCAGAACTCGCGCCAGAGGGACGCGCCTTGTCCTGATACCGCCGCTGCCGCCAGAATAAGGATTGCAATAAGAATGGCGCTTTTCTTTTTCATGGTTACTCGTCCTCCATGATGGTATGAAGCGCAATAGCTACATCCTTGCTCATACCGCCATTGGTAATGGTGACCGGACTTATTCGCTTTATGTCAGGCTCGCGCCACAGCAAAACGTCCAGGTCGTGGGCCACCAGTCGAATTGTGACGCTGGCAAAACCCTTGCAGCCGTTTTGAACAAGGGCATACTGCATCGCCGCCGCCAGGTCAAGCCAGCCCTGCTTGATATGCTCAGGTCTCTGACCGTTACTCTTCTTCGTCTGCATATGGCTCCTCGATGATGATAGGCAGGGCGGGCGGCTTGTCGTATTGGCCTTCAAGCCATGAGAGAGCGGCTAAGGCCAGCGTGCCTTTTTCGGTGTTCTTTCGGCCTCCGGCCAATAAGACCTGGTAGCATTCTGTTTTGCGCTCCTCTATAGCAGTTAAGATGACTCGCTCGTCATTCTGGCTGTAGAGCAGGGGGTTAGCTACGTTAGGGATTGCGAGCAGACTGGCAAGCAGCGGATCGTCTGAATAGAAGAGGGTGGCGATGGGCGTTCCATCTTCGAGCCTGCCCTCTGATAACTGCATCCGAATAAACTCTTCCCGCGACAGGTCGCCGTCAACAACCATCAACCGCCGTTCGGCTTCCACGTCCAGTACGCCGGACTTGGCATTACGCTCGCGCCGTCTGGCCCGAATGTCCTGGGAGACGGCGCGGGCCTGATCCTCTTCATCGTCCTGAAAATCGTAGACCGCCTCCAGCGCCGATGGGCAGAGTTTGGCCGATAGCTGTTCGGCCAGGTCTTGGGTAAACTCGGTCGGCAGCCTGCCGCGAGCGACCATATTGGTAATCTGGTTGCCCTCTTTCGATCCCTGCATGGGCCAGAAGTCGCGGATGTCCATACCCCAAATATAAGCCAGGGCATACATCGCCATAATAGTGCCGACCTCTTCGTCAAAGAGTTTGAACTCGTTGAGCTTGATTCGCAGCAAGTCACCGTCAATGGGCAAGCCCATCGCTATTGCCATTGCGTAGCGGGTTAAGCCAAGATTGTCCATCAACTCCTTGCTCATCATCATGGCCTTGATGATGTCAGACGCTTCTCCGCCCTTGATTGCCAGAATCTCGTTGGTTGGCCTGGTTCCCATCTGTTCCATCTTGTAAACCAGTTGGTCGTTAAGTACCTGCCCGATGCGGACGCTTCGCCCCAATGCACAGCGACCAACACTCATCCGTATCTTGCGGGCCGAGGACATTTGCGAGAGGGCGATCACTCTTGAAAAGTGATAGGCCCACCGCCCGCCAAACTCTGGATCATCATAGATAATGGGATAGAGTGGGTCGCCCGTTCGCTGAACGTTCTGGCTGTCAAGATGGCGAATGCCGAGCGGCATGGAGGTAAGCGGCTTGTCCCAATCGAAGAGCGAGTTCCCCATAATGCCCAGAAACATCCCATTATCCTGACTAAGAAGATCGTAGACCGCCTTCTTGTACTCGCCCCGGAACCCCTCGCCATAACCCGACATGGTATTAACCTGGGCCACAAAGTCCTCAGCTAAATCAGCATGGGATGAAACGTTCGGTTTGCGGGGAACAAATTTCAAGGGGATGTTGACCAGCTTGGTCGAGGTGGTATAGACCAGCCCGCCAAGATGGTCATAGGAGGTAACAAGAGCGTCCAGAGCTTTATCTCGCGCCGGGGACCACCAGGGCGGAACCGGGTCGGATATGGCCCAGAAGCCGTGTTGTAAGTGGGGGCCAAGTATCCCGGACAGGCGGGTCGCGTCGGACTTCTGCTCTACAAGTTCTTCTAACTGGCCGTTATTAGCCATACTTTTCAAGTTCCTTTTCGACCTTCGCGGTGGCCTGGGCAACGGCTAAGTCAATGCGCGTCATCATTTCCGCCAACCTATCTTCGCTCATTTGACCGCTGTCGTCAAGAGCGTGGACAGAAACGGGCCGGTAGCGGCCGTAGGCTTTGTTCCATATGCCGTATTTGCAGTTGTGAACCAGCACCCCGGAAGCGTAGTATTCTTCCTCCCCCTCGACTTCTATGTTATAGACCGGCTCTCTTGTTTCGTTCGCGTAAATACGCAGCACCCCTACCCCGGACAGAATATTCCCAGGAGAAAGGGAAGCAAGCGGAACAAACTCGCCGTCGCAAAAGACAGGGTGATCGGCAGTACCAACAAGCTGCTGACCGTTGGATAGTTCGACCGTATAGGTTGCGGCCATTGGACTGCTCATCCAGGCATGGGTGACGGGACGGTAGCCATTCCTGGTTAAAACCTTCACGCCGCGTGAAAGCTGTTCTATTGGCCGAGGCCCATTGTCGGTTTCCACCATTGTTCCGGCAACCAGACAGGCATTCAGAGTATGGTCATTGGCGTCCAACGGAACGCCGTTCTTATCGTAAACGTGGGCGTTCATTTCGTAACGAACGAACCGGCAGCGGGGATGGACGATGACGCGCCTGACCTTGTTGCTGTCCGGGCCAATCCAGTTATTTAACTCCTTGTTCCCTTCGGAAATCTTACATCTTATCGGATAGGCTGTGATGCCGGAGTTAATCAGGCTGCCACCCAACGAAGGCGATGCCCCATCATAAATAGCGTAGGCCGGTTTATCGGGCCAGCCCATTCGCTTGCAGTAGTCCCGCACTTTTGCAATGTGCGGCTCGGCCAGAATCTGGACATCGAGATGTTCGCCGAAGATGGCAACCGTCCCGTCGCGCCGTTCCTGCCCCAGCAGAAAGGCTCTGGGCTGGCTCTTGGCCGTAAATAGTTTTATCTTCTCATCATACTCCCCGGAATAACCGTCATCCACATACCAGACAAAGCGGCCGTTGTAAGGGATATACTCAGCGTCCAGGGTGACGTTGCCCTTCGCTATTCCGGGCTGGGCTGGATTGAAGTCGTCCAGCCAGGCGTCAAAGACCTGGCCCTCGCCACTGACCCATTTCCTATCGCGCAAGCGGCGACCTTTCAGCCCCCGCATATTCTCGACCCGTTCCCGGTAAGCGTCCGGCGTGGAGGGATTATCTTCGATACCAGAGTAGTAGACCGAGGCTTCGCCGCCAATAATAAGTCGTAGATTTATCCAGTGGTTTTCGGCGTCGGGGTTGGTGGTTGGGATGATCTGAGTCCAGGGGGCAGCCTTACCCCTGACACGCCCTGATATTTCCTCGTAATCATCCTCTTCGTGTTCGCTGGCCTCTTCCATCCACCAGATGTCCACCTCTCCTTTCTCGCCAAAAGAACGAATGCCGGTAGCCTCTTTGTTGCCGCCCTTCATACCAATCAGGTAGAGGGTGCTGTCCTCGTCTCCGTGATGGCTGTAGATAATCCGATCTGGTTTGGAGCGATAGTTTATATTTGGATCATCATCACAGTTGGAAATCTTTTTCATGAAGGGAATGGTCGATGTTCTGGCATCCTCATATACCTTCCGGGAAACAACGCCAGTTGCGCCAGAATAGTAGCGCATAAAGGCATCAACCTTATTGCCCGTCACCATCGACTTGCCGCCCCCTACCCCGCCAGTCAGGAGCATGACCGGCGACTTGTCGTTAAGAGGCGCTATCTGCCAGTCGTAAGGTTCAAACAGATTCATATTCGCCCTCTTCTATCTGTTCGCCCTCTTCTATCTGATCCCACTCATCCGGCGACCAGCCCTTGTACAGTTTGATGTGGTGGGTCGTTTCACTTTGCACCTTAACATTAACCTCGGCCTGATATTTGTACAGACCCAGCAGTCTTGACCGTTGGTCTATACAGCGCAGGATCACGGCAAGATGTTGGGATGAAGGATTGCCGGGACTGGTGATGGTGCGGGTCTCGGTCTCGACATAGTTCTCTTTCTCTTCGTCGCTGCCGCTCTTGATTAACTCCCGCACCTCTTTGGCCTTCTTTGGCTCTGTCGAAGCCGCATATGCTTCCCAGGCCGCCTCCTGAACCTTGTCCAGTTCGGCCACCTGCTCGGCAACATGGGCGTCGATGTTGGCTAAGGTGTTCTTGCCTAACTCGGCCAGCATGTCGTTGCGGTCTTTCGCCACTGTCCGGCGAGCTACCTTGCGATAGTTGCCTTCGCGGGCATTTAAGATGTCGGCTATCTCCCTGTCGCTCTTCTTGGCCCGCCGCAGGGTTGCGATAAGAGCTTTGTCCTCCGCCAGCTGGATCGGCGTTCGGCCATCGCCCGGCGCTCGGTTCAACTGCTTGGGATTGCCTTTCTGCCGCCCGGCCTTCTTTTTAACCTTCGGCTCATTTTTCCTGATAATCGCTTGCATCGTAATCCTTCTGGTGTCATAATGGTGCAATGACCTTACTATTTGAGTCGTTCGTCAACAGTATAGCCGATGATGAGGTTTTCCACTACCATGACCGGCGCATGAAGATAGCGGCAGGTGATGGCGTCTTGTGGTGCGCGGGCTGCGGCAAGGAGTACGCTCGCTGGCCCCTGGCTGATTTACCGCTCTACATGGGGCTGCCACCCTACTATGAACA